GAAAGGGATACCTTTCGTTTGGCGCAAGATGAAGCCTAAAACGGTTCATTGTAAACTAGAACCGTTTGATGTTTATGTAGGTCGCCCATCTAAATGGGGAAATCCATTTAGGATAGGTGAAGATGGGACTCGCGACGAAGTGATTGAAAAATTTGAACGATGGATACTGGGGCGCCCAGAAATGGTGGCAGAAGCCAGACGAGAACTAAGAGGAAAAATTCTTTCTTGTTGGTGCGCTCCACAAGCATGTCACGCAGATGTTTTATTGAGAATAGCTAATGAAGAAGAAGGATAGAGTAGAAGCAGCAGTAGATAATGACCGTTCCATAATGTTGTTAACTAATGTTGACGACATGGCGCAACCCCTCATTATCTTAGTTCCTCAATGGTCAAAGGCAACATTTGACAGATTGCCTAAACTGAAGCAAGAGGAAATCGTTTCTGAATTTGCACATGAAGTTGGAGAAGCTTGGGAAAAATTTCTGAAGGCAGACTAAAATGAAAGTAAGAGCAATATCACCTACCGTCGTTCACTACGCTTCCAAGAAGCATTGGTATGAGGGAATGCCGTTTCTTGGAAACTTGAAGTGGCGCATTCAAAGCATAGATTCTTGGATTCGAGCGCTCCTGCGCCGACACAACCACATCCACATGGATGCTCTTCGCCGCGGTCAATGGTATGATTCCGACATTCGCATTTTTGAGGCCAACTTTCAGTTTCTTGTTAACTATGTAGAGAAAGAGCTTGCTTGGATGCAGCTCATAACAGAGGGCAAGGCTCGTTGGTATCATCGTTGGTTTGGTGTTCATAATGGCCGCGACCTGGGCCTTAAATATCTACATTGGGAGATTCAGTTGGGCGATGACTCTCTTGGCCAATCTGATGCTGCGAAGAAGGTCAAAGAGTTATATCTGTGGTACAGAGACATTCGCCCAAACCGAACTGATCCATTCGATAGCGTTCCAGACCGCGATTGGGAAACCGAACCGGCGGAAGATGGTTTTAATCGCCTGGTAATTTCGGAAGATTCGGAATATATTAAGGCGCTCCAACAAGCACATGAGTTAGATCAGAAATATTATGACGAAGATACACAAAAAGCTATTGAAATTGTTAAGCTTCGCCAGTTCCTTTGGACTTAAAGGTTACTTGTATTCTTCATTAGGAGATACGGAATGAAGTGTATTGACGAGAAAGGGGGTGATCCAACGTCGGTTACATTTCTTGTTTAACCTATAGCCTTGAGGAGATACTTATAAATGGTACGGGGAGGCATGGTGCCTCCCCAAACCATACTTGGAGATTATGTTTAAGAATTTAGTTTGGATGTCGGCAATAGCAATTGCCCTCTGTGCAGCATTATTTTCAGTCACGGGAATCGCCACTCTATTTTCCGCTAAGTTCTTTGCTGTTGCGATAATGGCAGCAGCATTGGAAATAGGAAAATTAGTAATGGCGTCCTATTTGTATAGGTGGTGGAAGAAAACTCCCCGTCTACTCAAAGCCTATGCCATGGCAGCTGTGGGTGTATTGATGGTCATTACATCTATCGGCATCTATGGCTATTTGTCTTCCGCTTACGCCGAAGTTGCTGCGGTACCCCAAAACACTCTCAATCAAATCACCTTTGCAGAAACCCGCCAAAATTCTTTGAATGAAATAATTCAGAGATTGCGGACTGATAACACTACTATTAATAGTCGCCGCGCTCAATCTCAAGCAGCACTGGACAATATTTTGGCAGGAGAAACTGACTTAAGCCAACGCAGTGCATTTGCAAATTTACGCCAAGAAGTGGCTGATCTGGACTTGGAAAGACAAGCAAATAACGCTCGCATTGAAAGAGCAATTGTAGAGAGAGACAGCTTAGAAAACGTCAAAGTCAACCTCAACGCGGAACTCAACACTAACTCAGATATTGGTCCATTCATATATGTAGCAAGAACAATCAACGCTCCCCTGGATAGTGTAGTCAAGTGGTTTGTTCTTATCATTGTATTTGTATTTGACCCTCTGGCGATGGCCCTGATTCTGGCATACAACAATATGGTTGTTAAAGAAATGAAAGCGAAGGGTATTGAAGTGGATGAAACACATGACCCAGGTATGGAATGGTTCAAAAAACTGGTTCCTCAGAAAATTACTACAACTCCTCAGGGCATGGAAAAAATTGCTGATTTGGTTGAAAATCCGCCTGAACCTACGCAAGAGCTGATAGAGTTGATGCATGACCCAAGTCCAACGCGCACACCTAAACCAATTGAACAATCACATGAGGGGTGGGTTCCAGCTGCCGCGAGTTTAGCCAAATTGGAAAAAGAACATGACGCCGTTGCAGAAGCAGAACCAAGAGAGGGAACCAACATTTATGATGAGCCTGTTGGTTCGCCTAAACTAGCGCCGGAAAAGGCTCCACCACACGAGCCTCATCGCTTGAGTACCACCAACGAATTTGGGGGTTGACATTTTGAAGCTTCCCTATTATTTTCAGGTTGCAGCCCCCGTTTGGGGAAAAATGATAAAGGTTTCTACTTATTATGAAAGTATCATTTGCAGTTACAACACACAACGAAGGTGAGTGTATTGAACGGTTGCTTTCTCAACTGGAAGAACATATTGAGGAATGCGAGTTTGAAGATGAAATAGTTATTCTTGATGACTTTTCTGATGATTCAGACACCGTTAGTATACTCGAAAGCTACTCAAACTTACCCTATGTGCAACTCCACAGGAGAGCACTGGAAAGAGATTTCGGAGCACACAAGAGTTATTTAAACACTCTCTGTAGTGGCGATTATATTTTCCAGATAGATGCTGACGAGCTTTTAGAGCCCAGACTGTTGGAGAATTTGCACTCCATCTTAGAAGCAAATCCCACAGTTGATTTATTTTTTATACCGCGCATCAATACGGTTGACGGATTGACTGATGACCATATACGTGCGTGGGGATGGCAAGTCACAGATAATGGTTGGGTGATGTGGCCAGATTATCAAACAAGGTTATATCGCAATGATTCTGAGATTATGTGGCTTGGAAGGGTACACGAAAGAATTCAAGGGTTTGATACCTTTGCTCAATTGCCGGCAGAAGAAGCATTTTGTATTTTGCACCACAAGCACATTGAAAAACAAGAAGAGCAAAATGCATTTTATTCCGAAATCATGCGGGAAAGAGAGTAAGTTAATTAACTTAACCCGGTGAAATGTATGAGTAATAAAAAAAAGAATACTCCTCGTTTTGTTGCACAGTTAATACTAATACCGATCGCTCTATTGATTTTGGTTGGTTTTGTAGATAGCAGACGAACTGATAAAAGAGTAGTATACGCGAAACCTATTATTGTTACAAAACCATATCATCCAGAACCGCAGGGAGATTTGTATGTGTTTTTGGGTGCCGTAGCATTACGAGAGAGTAATAATCACCAACGGGCAGTTAACCGATTGGGGATGCTCGGTAAATATCAATTTAGTCCGCGGACTTTGTGGAGTTTAGGCGCTAGATTTAAAGTTACGAGAGCTCAATTTCTTGGAAATGCTGAACTTCAAGATAGCGCAATGGTTAAGTATCTAATTGATAATCGGTCGGTCTTGAATGACATAATCGTTAAATATGACGGTCAGTGGTATAACGGAATCTATATTACCGAATCCGGACTATTGGCTGGGGCGCACTTAGTCGGACCACACGGACTCAGAGCATATTTTGACACAACATACACTGTTCAAAAGCCAGATGGCCGAATTATTCGCCCCCGAACGAGAGACAGTAATGGCACCGACGTATCGGAATACATTGAGCGGTTTTCCGGCTATGATTTGCATGCTTTGGGGGTTGCACACTAAATCACTGAGGTTATGATGATAGGATTTTTGGTATTTCTACTAATAGTTTCTGTTTTCCTTAATGGAGCATTGGGTTATTCGACCTGGAATCTTCTAAAGAAAAATGAGATAGCAGAAGATTACATTATTCAGGCCTACTCTGAAGCTCGAAGAGCTTTAGAAGACATGCGAGCAATTGACCGCATGGAAATGTTTGAAAAAGATGATGATGTCGGGGCTGTCTTTTCACAAATGGTCCAGATAGTTGACACCTATGCACAATTTTTAGGAGCGGAGGAAGAGAATACGGAAGAAGTTTGATGAACGACAAAAACAGACGAGTATACTTTACAAAAGAAACAGAAAACGCAATCATACGATTTAACAAGTCTAACGATCTTGAAGAAAGAGAACAGATATACAGGGATCACATTGATTATCCCTTCAACAAGTTAGCAGAAAATATAATCAACAGATTCAAATTCCCTTATATGGACAGTTCTTTCGAGGACGTGAAGGCTCAGGTTGTATCTTTTTTGGTATTGAACATTCACAAGTATTCAGCTAACAAGGGAAAGGCATTTTCTTACTTCTCCGTTATAGCAAAAAATTACCTTATTCTCAATAACAACAACCTCTACAAGCATGAAAAACGGTCTATATATTGGACCGACAGTATAGACGGACGTGCCTCATTAGAAGAAATGATGGTTGTGGATACTTCTATATCTGAAACTCACCAAGATATAAAGGAATTCACCAAATTGATGTTAGAGTTTTGGGATCACAACCTCGCACGCATTTTTAAGAAGCAAAAAGACAGAGAGATCGCAGATGCGATTCTCACTCTCTTCCGTAGGGCAGATGGGATAGAGAACTTCAATAAGAAGGCCCTCTACCTTATGGTAAGAGAGATGACTGGCCACAAAACAAGTGCCATAACCAAAGTAGTCAACAAGATGTCTAAATACATGGCAGTGCATCTTGAGGAATTCAGAAACCACGGAGTTATACGAGAGCACTCAGAGCATTTTAGTTATAACAAATAAACTATCACCTGGAAGGCGGCGCCTGGTTTGGGCGCCATTTTCATGCGCCCATCTAATTATATTATGGAGGTTTATCCAATATGGCTATGAAAAATCCCGAGGTTTTTGAGGGCAAAAACTTTCAAGAACTCTTAAAGGATATATACGACAACACCAGCGCCAAGAAGACGCAGATCAAAACTTTGATGGATACTTTGGCCAACATGCTCAAAGCACCAGGGTCTAAACCTGCAGATGCGGCCGTCATTGCTCCTCTAGTCAAAGACTTCTTAGAGGTTGCTGTTAAAAATGACGAACATCTAGTGAAAATGGCCACCATCATTCAACGCCTCATGTCTGCAGAAACCATTTCCCGTGGAACAAGTTTAACTGATATATTGACCGAAGAGGAAAAGAGTGAATTGCTTAAAGAAGCAGAAAAGGAAGCATTTGACGAGCTAGAAAATGAGGTAGAAGAGGCGGTTAAAGAAAATGTGGAAATAGAAAACCTCAAGGAAAGGGCAAAAAAGACTATAGATACTCTTAAGGATGATAAGTAATGGCACGTAGGGTCTACACTTCCAACATTTTTCGTGGACAACGCAATCAACCATTTGGCCAATCGGTTCAGGTTGGAACTACTTACCAAGAAACATTCCAATTTGAAGAAGCCGTAGTTGTTGATGTTATTATTAACGACTCCCATCCTTCATATAACGAAGATGGCGATAACGTAGGCGTCATTAAGTTTCGCTTCATCAACTCTCAACAGTATCTTCCTGACGACAGTCTGAACGAAGCATTTCCATTTTCCGCAAACATATCAGATTATCCTCTTCTCAATGAGATAGTGTATATATTTCGTGCATTGAATCGTTGGTATTACATGACCAAATTCAATATCACGAACAAGGTTACTACTCAAGCACTTTTTGGATTGAACAAAAGATTAGGCCCCATCAAAAGTGACGGAGAGAATTCACAGCAAAAAACGGAAATTGCTGCCGGTGGGGCAGAAATGCGACAAAGCCCAGAAGCTGAAGAAGCTCGTTTGGGAGAAGTTTTTCAAGATAAAGAAGGTGTTTATAGACTAAGGCACCAAGAGGGTGACCTGATTATTGAAGGGCGTTCAGGCCACTCCATTCGTTTTGGTTCAAACCAAGCCGAAAACCAGGCACCAAACTTAATCATCCGCACAGGCCCCAATCCTGACCCCGAGTTGAGTATTGATGATAGTGACTTCGCTCTTGTAGATGAAGACGTTAACGACGATTTGTCGTCTATCTGGATGGTATCGGACCAGGTTGTTCCTCTAACATTCGCAACCGTTGACAGCGATACACATTTTGAGTCTGTAAAGGAAAAGCCTGGAACTCTTGATGGAAACCAAATCATTGTTAACAGTGACCGCATTGTTCTCAATACAAAACGCGATAAGTTATTGGTTAGTACCTTCTTAGGAACACATTTTACTACTCTACAGGACCATACGGTTGACACAGACAAGACGTATAGGAGTTTTGCAGGCGTCAATCGTGAGATTAAGATTGGGAAAGACTATCTAATTACTGTAGGTGCTGATTACTTATTAAGTGTAGAGGGTGATAAGACTTCTAAGGTTGTTGGAGCAACAGTTCACGAATCTGAAGGCAATCATTCTATCGTAGCTGACAAGATTTTCATTGGGTCACTGGATGATTCGTCAGAACCATTAGTTCTTGGAGAGCAACTAAGGAACTTTGTTGACCAGTTTTTGAACATTATACTCAGCAATGCTACTACTTTTACTCTCCCAACCGTGGGTGTAGGACCACTGAATCCGGCAGTAGCAGCTCAGATAGCAGCGTTGAGAGCACAGTTTGGGACCACCTCCAAGGGGTCTGCCCAAAGTCAAGGATTTTTAAGCCAGAATAATTTCGTAACTAGGGGATAGGAATGAAAAAGTCAAAATTACTAGAGATTGTCCGTGAAGAAATACGGAATGTATTAGCTGAAAACTTTAAGGAAGGTGACAAAGTTAGATTGCGTCAGTCCCGAGGTGGCAAGCACGCTGGTAAAGTAGGAATTTATCAGGGCCCGATGCAAAATGATGCTAGCTTTCCTTCTAAGGGAATGCACTTCAAGAAGGGAGATGCCAGAGTTATGGTTACAGATCCTCACACAGGTAAGAAAACTCTTGTGATTGGTCCGCATTCTATGATAGAAAAAATTAAATGAAGATCTTCCTAAATACCAAAATTAAAAGGCATGATGCTGGTGATGTATGGCAGACCAAGAAAGGTTCTAAAAGTCAATTCGGTGCAATGAACCAAGTCAATTTAGTCGGATATTTTGATAATAAGAAGGATGTAGAAGAGTGGGCCACAGGAAGACATCCACCATCTTATAGTGGTTGGTGAGGCGCAGAATAAACCAAGAGGTTGTTATGAATAGAAAAGAATTGAGACAGATGATTCGCGAGGAAGTCAAGACAGAAGTTTTACGAGTTCTTCCCGAACTCATTGGTGAGGTATTGAATGAAGTTGTGTCCAAGCAGCTCAGAAAGCCAGCTAAGAAGGAGCGCCAAGTAGTCAAAGAAAACAAACAAAAGAAAACAATGACTACTCTTGATCGCTCCAAATTAGCAGCTCTGTTGGGTTATGGGGATATAGAAGAGCGCCGCGGAAACTCAGCTCCAATTTCTGCCAGAACAATTGCAGGAGTTAAGGTGGAGGGTGGCTTGGCGGCCAGAGAAATGGCGGCTGGGCAAGCACATTTAAGAGATTATTCGGCCGAGAATGTCGCCGAAATTCCTGAGGAAATCAATGAAAATGTAGTTGCGGGAGAAGCTCCACCAGTTCCCGCAGAACTTGTTGCGGCATTAGGTAGCAGAGCTAAGCAGGTTTTAGAGGAAGCAGAACGAAAGTCTAATTGGCGACCAGGTATGAAATAATGGCAGACAACCAAACTGGAATTGGAATTATTCTTCCTCTGAAACGGGGAAAGACTGGCTATTTTGAGCAATCCTTCACTGCCTTGGAGCAAGTCAAGTCCAATCTAACCAATTTGCTTCTTACTAGAAAAGGTGAGCGGGTTTTTCAACCTGAATTTGGTTCAGACCTACATAGTCTAATTTTCACTCAAATGGATGACGAGTATGACGCCGCAGTTCAGAACGCAGTTCAACAAGCAATATCCAAGTGGATGCCATTTCTTTCTATTATTGAGATGGTGGTCACCCGCTCCGAAGACATGAATCGCACATTGGTGAAGGTCACATTTGCATTGAGTAGCAATGTCACTATTACAGACAGCATAGTGATAGAATTTTAAGGAGATTTTTGTGGCTAACACGAACATTCCGAGACTCTCTAAGAGTTTCGCTCCAAAAGCGAAGGAAGTCAAGTATTTAAACAAGACATTCTCTGATTTTCGTCAGGGATTGATTGAACTTGCTAAGGTTTATTATCCAAATACTTACAGAGATTTCAACGAAGCATCGCCTGGTATGATGTTCATTGAGATGGCAGCATATGTGGGCGACGTTTTGAGCTACTACATTGACTCTCAGTTTAGGGAGAGCTTACTAACCTTCGCCCAGGAAAGAGACAGCATCATCAACATCGCTCAGGGATTTGGTTTCAAGCCAAAGCCAGCAGCTGCAGCATCAACGGAGGCCGACGTATTTCAAACGGTTCCAGCACTCAGTACAGGATCAGCTTTCTTCCCCGACGAACGGTATTATTTGAGAATAGCATCCAATGCCATATTCTCCTCAGAAGATTTTGGTTCAGTCAATTTCCGCAATCCACAGGAGATTGACTTTGCAGACCCACTCAACAGAGAGATAACCGTCTTCGCGGTTAACTCTGCTAATGCTCCAACATTATATCTTGTACGAAAGAAAGTCCGATTGGAAGCTGGAGATTTGAAAACTTCCACTCGCACCTATGGTAATCCCGTTCGGTTCAGTAAGATTGTTCTTCCTGACACAAACGCTCTTGGTATAATTTCGGTCACCGACTCCAACGGTAATGTTTGGAATGAAGTGGATTACTTAGCACAAGATTTAATCATTGAAGACAAAGAGAATTTGGCGCCAGCATCAGGAAGCGTCACAATGAGTTTGGCACCAAGAAAATTGATTAAGTTTAAGAAACAACCTCGCAGATTTGTCACCAGATATAACGAAAATTTCCAATTAGAAATATTCTTTGGTTCGGGAGTTCTTAACGACGATGACGAGCTGGTATCCTTGGATAGTAGTAAGATTGCAAGTGATGAATATGAAACAAGACTTTCTTCCACTACACTTGACCCCGCCGACTTTTTGTCATCTAATACCTTTGGTCTGGCACCGTCCAACACGACCCTTGCCATAACTTATGTGGTAGGAGGAGGTATTGAGAGCAATGTCCCAGCCAACACAATCAATGCGGTCAGAAATGTTCGTGCACTTAATGACAGAGATGTGTTTTCAACAGAAGAACAAGTACTATTTGATGAAGTGGTGCGCTCTCTTGCGGTCAACAATCCTGAACCAGCGACGGGAGGAAAAGGAGCCGATTCAGTTGAAGAAATTCGCCAGAGTGCATTAGCATTTTTTAATTCTCAAAACAGACTTGTCACTCCTGAAGACTACAAAGTAAGAGTGCATGCAATGCCACCAAGGTTTGGTGGAATTGCTAAGTCATTCATCGTTCAAGAGGACCAATTAGCAGCGATTGAGAACTCAAGAATCACCGATATTCGTACAACCGAAGGCGCTCTCTCAACAACAGCGCAGGGTGAATTAGTTGTCAATGAGGGGAATCCCCGTTTGGTTAACATTTATGTCTTGGGCTACGACGCAGACAAGAGATTGAGAACCCTCAACAGTCAGACCAAAAAGAATCTCAAGGATTATCTTAGCCAGTATAAAATGCTGACCGACCAAATCAATATCATTGACGCATTTGTTGTAAACATAGGCGTTAGATTTAAGATTGTTGTGTTCAAAAATCAAAACATCAATGATACATTAGCGTCGGCAATGGATGCTGTCAAGGATTTCTTTGATGTGGATAGGTGGGATATTAACCAACCAATAGTCGTTAATGACTTGCTTCTACAAATAGCATCTGTTGAAGGTGTGCAGAGCGTGACCGAACTGAACATCTTTAACCGATATGCGTACAAAGACGGCGGCGATTATGAGAATTTCAAATATGATATTCAAGGGAATGCTTTTGATCCAGAGTCGGGAATTATTTTCCCCAGCCTTGATCCTTGCATATTCGAGGTGAGATTTCCCGACAGTGATATAATCGGTTCAGCGGTGCAGTAAGGAGATATTTAATGGCTAGAAAATTTGTAACTCCCGTATACGATGCATCAATCTATGAAGAATTTCAAGAGCGTAATACTGGCTTTGATGAAATCATAGAAATTGGAAAAAGTGTAGATGGAACGAAGGCAATTCGTGGACTGATTCTCTTTGATGAAGAAGAGTTTTCTAATATTCCGTGGTCTTCTGCTGAATTTTATCTCAATCTAAGAGTTGCTAGAGGAAATAATTTCCAAGGCAGCCAGATGATCAACTTCTACGAAGTCAGTCAGAGTTGGCAAGAAGGAACAGGTTATTATGTTCAAGACTTTACTAATCCCGAAGATGGTGTCAGTTGGAAATATCGGTTCAACCTGGGTAATACAGACGTTTCTGAATCATATATTGGCGGCGTAACACAATCGTATACAGCTTCTGCAGACGTGTGGGGCAGTGCTTTTGACCCGAAGTATGGTGGAGTCACAGGTTCAGTTGGCTACACAGGTTCCGGCTTTATTGACGCATGGGGATTTGGATGGAAGCCCGCCGACGTAAGACTTGATGTGACGGAGTTGGTTAGAGATTGGATTAGTGGGTCAAGAGTGAATAACGGAATGTTGGTCAAATTAGCTGACAGTGAAGAACAGAATGAGAATGTCAAAGCTAATGTGAAATTTTTCTCTCGACAGACGCATACAATATTTCCTCCAACTTTGGAAGCAGTTTGGAACAGCCAAACCATTGCGACATCCGGAAGTGGTTTGTTTGAAGCTCCGGCCGAATGTGAGTTGTTTGTCACAAATATGAGGCGATCATTTGTTACAGGCTCAACCTATCGCATTCGTTTTGGAGCAAGACCGACAATTCCAATAAAGACATTTGATGACACCTTTCGATATGGCAACAAATATTTCTTGCCAAGCGGATCATACATTGGAGTCGTTGACGTAGCCACCAGCGCTTATGTGGTTCCATTCGATACTGGCTCGTTGATTAGCGCTGACACAACCAGCAGCTATTATGACTTGAAAATTGAGAATATGTATCTCAACCGAACTTATAAGTTGCAAGTTATGGTAAGCAAACCCTGGGGACCGGAAGTCATTGACACAAACCAAAACTTTAAGGTGGTATTGTGGCACAAGTAATAAAGAACATCCAAGGCGAGGTCGTCATAGTTTCAGATTTGACGCAACCAGCAAATACGCAACCTCCTGAATTGCAAAGGCAAGTTGTGGTTGTGGAAAATTTCTTAGAAGGTGAGCAAACCGACAAAATCACTTTCGTGCTCGATGAGAGATTTCGTGAGAGAGCAATTCAAGAGCTCATTGAGAGAGGAAAAGGTGTTGATCCCGCAACGGCACAGACCAATAGAGATTTGGCCGGATTTGTTGAAGTTGACTTGCAGACTTTCACAGAGGAAGAGGACCGCACACCGACGTATTTGAGCTCGTTGATGCGGTCACCTGTATATAGACAAGATGCGGTCAAGAAAATAATTGATTCAGATTTTAAAGAGTTTGTTTAATGCCCAACCAACACAATTTTCCAGAGAAGCTGTCCAATTTACAACATGTTAGGCCGTCACGAGTTTCCAATGACGACTTAGCACTTATTGTTGCGCAGTCTCCCGAAGGCGACCCGATAGAAAGCAATATTGTCTTTGGACAAACTATCAGAGATGTTGTGGAAGTATATGTTTATGATGAACTCAATAACATCGTAGCTCAAATTAATGTCCGTCCAAACGATCCAGCCTTGAGATTGATTGCGTTTACTCCTGAACAACAAGTAGGAGTCGGCCAAGACCAGAGTCCTGATTTACTACAAATGGATTTGGTCAGCATTATTGGAAGAGCTAATCTTCCTCCCGGCCGCTATTCAGTGGCAGTTAACTTTTTCAGGGATGAGGTCGGCCGGCAGGAAGGTGGAAATGAAACAAAGCTGTTCATCACAGACATTTCGCCGTCACGAACCGAAGTAAGATTGCAGCCCGTTCGCCCAACCGAAAAGCTCGTTGGAGAGATACGAGAATTCTCCAATCCGTCAGTTCCACACTTTGTTGCACAAGCTTTGATTGACCAAACTTTTGGAGTTTCTCTTGACCCCATAGAGAGAACAGAAACAATAACTTTACCTAAATTCTCAAGAGAATTGGCAAGATTAGATACAAAGGCTGGCACCACTGGTAGCTTATCGGTTTCGTCAAGGCTTGATAGAGCTGGTTTGGGTGGCGATTTTTACGCAGATTTTGATATATCATTGAGATTGATTAGAGACAAAGCATTAGATATTCTTGCACAGAAAGCGTCAGATTTACAAGTGCAAAATAGAGAATTGCGTCAGATTATTAAAGAAGCTACGGAGCAAGTTCTTATTGAAATGGTAACGGTTGGAGAAATTGACCCCCGATTGCAGTTAGTTGATTCGGATGGTAATGTAGTAACTCCAACTACAACAGGGCAAGGATAATGGCAAAACTAATAGATGACCAAGAACAAGAAGGAAGTTCAGGAGGCGGCGCAGAACAAGGGCCTACAACTCCTGTAACTCCACCTGCCGGTGGCCAAGGTCCGCTTGATCCTGGCCGAGATCTTGGTATACCTATAGCGAAATACCGCCAGCAACGATACACAAATTCTCTTCTATTTGGTCCACCGGCGGAAACTAAAATTGTTAGTGAAGCTGCCGTAGGAACTAATGTTGTAAATGCATCATACCGTTGGCAGGGTTATCAAGCCTTTTCTGCAGAACCAATAAAATTTACTATCAGGGGTGACGACGCATTTCGTCTTCTCATTGGCGACCAGCTGGTCATTGACCAAGCAGGAACTGGCCTTGGACGAGTCAAATCTGCCATAGTTGATATGCCAGCCGGCGAGAGCTTACTTATCGTAGAATGGCAAAAGTATGGTGGAGGAACCAAATCCGTCAGGATGAATTGGGACAAGGCAACGCCAGGGTGGGTCAGTTGTGAAGATGGAGTGAGAAGGCCGGGTGACCCGCCAGACGGCTGGATCCAGACCGAAACTAGCTGCTGGCGCCCACCAACTCCCGAAGAGATGGACTTGGCTGGCATCGTGCAGATCAGTCCAAGCTCGCCGATTGAGGTAGGCTACGCTCTCAGATCAGGAGCTCAAGCTCCGCCAGTAGTGGTGATGTTCTACAACAGAGCAACCAACCTCTCAGTCAACGTCCAGCTGGACGGACCAGCAGCCGCGGCGTTCTCCGAGGCTGCCTTCGAGCTCATGCCACAGGAGACACGGGAGGTGACCGTCACCTTCCCGCCAGCAGAGCTCGACCAGCTCGCTGAGGGCACGAGCACGTCAGCGATTGCTGTGGTGCTCTCTCAGGGATCGCTAGCGCCTGATGAGGACGCAAAGATCGGGCCTCCTGTGGAGCCACCTGAGGAGCCGATCGTCATCCCGCCGCCTGACGCTCCTACGCCTCCACCTCTGCAGACGTGGTGTGACGCCTCTGGGCCGGAGGTGGTTACCCGTCCTGGCACTCCACCTGAAGACTGGACGCAGCGAGCAGACGGCTGCTACGTGCCGCCAGCAAGCACGACCCCGAGCGTCACGCTCGCAGCCACCTTCGCAGAGACAGCCCCGAAGCTGCTCGATGGCGTCAGCATCGCTCAAGGCTCGCTCGCAGCTAGCATCAGTGGTGACGACCCGAACCTCTGGTCCTGGGCGTGGGACCTGGACGTGCTCGGTCAGGGCTCAGGCACCGGCGACACAGCAGCGCGGTCACTCCTGGCACGCTGGGTGATGACGCAAGCAGACCTGCAGGAGCTCGAGACCGCTGGTGCTGCGTCACGCCTGGTCGAGGTCGTCGCACGCAAGGGCACTGACGTACTGCGCAAGAGGATCAAGGCAGTGCTTGACGACCCGGCGCTAGCGCTGGTGACGTCACCTACGCAGCCGTCATCACTCCTGAAAACTACAGTAATAAAGAACATTCCAAACTAAGGTGAATAGATGACCGTTCCGGTAATACTTGTTACTCCATATCAGGACCCGCCCAACACCTTCCGTGCTACAAGCATTACGGATATGTTTCGTGTTGTGCCGGCTCCTGACAAGTATTGGAAAGATTTGGATAGTTTGGGAGCATCGTTTATCTATGATGTTGGGTTGGGTCCTGAAGTTAGGTCACTCATATTCACATTCCAAAACCGCACAGTCAGTCATACATTACGAGTGACGCTCACTTTACCACCATACTTACGATCAGATATAGGTAATGTGTTTGATGTTCCACGCATAATGGATACAACTACTCCTCCTGTGGTTGTTCCCGACGATTTGCCTGAGGGAGTTAGATTCTATCCAATAATTGTTCCAGAGACTTTTGCTCCCATTGAAGGAAGTGGCAAAGGTATCATCAATGTATGGATTAGCTTCAGTGAAGAACAAGCAAAGACTTATATTCCAGGAACATTTGAGGAAGCAATAATAGTTGATGTGGTGCCATTGAATGTGAATGGTCCCGTTTTTGTTGATGAGACTGCTGTCGATCCGATTGACTTGAACGAAAAACTTGAAGAAGGTGATACAGTTCCTCGTGATGATGATGTCATCACTCCACCAGACGAAGAACCTACTGACGAAGCCGAGTTAGAAGTTCCGGTGTTTATTGACCGCGACGTTGAAGTTCCTGTGGAAGTTATCAAGTGGATTGACGGCACCGACGGCCAGAGTAAGGATTGGCCGCCGCCCGCGGGCTGGCAAGCAGGCAACGACGGCAGAATGTATCCGCCTATCATTGAATCGGAATGCGAAGTCATCACTGGCACAGAACGAAATGTGGAAGACATTCCAGAAGACCAAAGAACTCCTCTTGAACAATTGTTATTTGAATCTCTTGGTATTGCACCAACTTTTGGTGGCGCCACTCAGCGACGAGGCTATGTAATTGATCTCGACCCTCTACTGAGCGGTTTCAACACTAGCAGGGTAACAGGAAGAACTATTGAACTACTGATAGGGGATTCCAAGAAAGATGGTATTGGTTTCAAAATCATCAACTGGAAAAAAACATTCAAAAATGGAGAAACTGTTCCTCCACCTTCTAATTCAGAAATACGGCAATTGTTTGAAAAGACAGAACTTTATACTGGGCATCTCAAAGAAGGTGTTATTGTGCCCGGTGGCATATTTAGTCCAGATAGGTTAGTAAGTTTGAGCATCAAAAAGCTGTTAGATGAAAATAAGAAGTTATATGTTGCGGAAGATGCAGACGAAGGTGACCTTCGCCGCATAAGAATTTGGGGAACTACAATGGCGCTCGTCAAGGATATTGAGGCTAATGGGGAGGGCAAGCCAGTATAATGCCAAACTTGGAATCTAAAACGGTCAATCTAACACTGGTATTCAATATTAGTCCTGAAATACCAAAGTTTGATTCTGCGCCTCAATCAACGCTGTCAACCCTACAAGTCAACGGGCTTCCAATCCGAATGGAAGAGGCAATTACCAATATTGCTAAACGATTGACGGCAGGAAAAATTGCTAGCTACTTTGATCCTGACCGTGAGCTCAAAACTCTGATAAACTTTGGTGAAGACACGCAAAGATTGCTTACCAACTGGATGAAAGACCCAGCCAATCTTGCTAACCACGGAATTCTTGCAAAGCTCTATGAACCACTTCCAATCAACATTGATCCAAAGTCATTGTTATGGATTAGTAGGGAACTGTCGCCAACGCTTCTTGACCAAATCGCGGTTGTCATCACTCCTGAACAACAAATCATTCTCTACCTACGTTCGCCTAATCGCGATGCAGCAGCAGAAACTTCACCACAAGTTCAGCTCACAGATGTCACGCTAGCAGATTTGTTGGTATCGGGTTCCACCACATCAGGCTCACAAGTTATTGCAAGTAATCCAACGCTTGAGCAGTGGTATACTACTGCGTTAGAGGGCGTCTATCTAAATGTTGATTACACAGACTACAATAATTTTGTTCATTTTAGTTCGGCCGAAAATAGACTTCAAGTTTTCAGACAAAAGTTACTGAAAATAGAACAACTACAAAGTGCGCTAAATGTTCAGTCGGCCGCGGCCGTAGCTACTCTTTTTTCCAGTTCTTTGAGCAATGTCTCTGGAACTGCTCAATTCAAGGTAATGCAAAGCTTGGCAGACCAACAGCAAGACATCGTTCGCGGGTTTGATGGATATGAACGATTCCTCTACTACAACTCCGGCTCTTTCACTGGATCGCTGTCAGGTCTTGACGAAGATGAAGTGCTTGAGATCGCGGACGTGTCTTGGCCTAAGTCCACCGGAAGTATTGCATATCCAACCGGCAGCGTGTTACCGGTGACGCACTCGTTGTCTGTGGCCTTCTATGATGCGCAGTCAGCAATAGCGACAGACTATGACAGACAGAACGCAGAGTGGCTCGTCTTGAATGTTCCTGAATACATCCAAAACGATCCTGACTCTGCCGAGTTCCTAACATTCCTCAACATTGTTGGTCATCACTTTGATACGCTCAAGCTCTACATTGACCAGATGCCTGAGATTTATGACAGGGGTGCTGACCCCGACGCTGGCATCTCTCCTGACCTGCTTTGGACACTAGCGCAATCACTTGGCATTGATCTTCCAAACCAATACGCCATCAAAAACTTGGTTGATTTCACGGTCGGTCGTGCAGCAGCAACGCAAAAGACCTACTCTCAAGCAATCACGGAGACCTGGAAGCGCTTCATCCACAACCAGGTCTACATCGCAAAGACCAAGGGCACGCTGACAGGCTTGCTCGCACTGCGCAACGTCTACGGGGTTCTTCCGCAGCTTGTGCGCATCCAAGAGTCAGCCACGCCGTCGTCGCTCTTCACGACTGGCTCCTTCGAGCTCTTCGATGAGCTCACATCGGTCCTGACCTTCAACTCTGGAGCACGCGTGGAGGTGCCATTCTCGGCGACAGGCCAGGACCCTGACGTGGTGGAGCTGCGCTTCCGCGACACAGAGTTCGCGTCAGGCACCCTGATGACCGCCTACGACAGCACGCCGACCGCTCTGTGGTCCGTGCTCGTCAAGCCCACTGGCAGCGCTGACAACGGCCGGGGAGTGCTGCAGGTCGTCACTGACGCTGTGGTGTACGAGACCCCGAAGGGCGACTTCCTCAGCGGCGACTACTTCACGCTCATGCTTCGACGCACCACAGCTGGTCCTGTAGACCTGACCGTCAAGAGCTACGAGGACGAGCGCTTCACCTACGCGCACGGACCTGTGGAGCTCTCAGGCTCGCTCTCCGCGTCGTGGGATGCAGCCGTCAGCATCTCTCTTGGTGACGGCCTCTACAGCGGTTCCGTTGACGAGCTCCGTGTGTGGAGCGAGGTCACGACTGACGCAACCTTCGATGACCACGTGCGCTTTCCTGGCCTCTACGCCGGCAACTCGTTCAGCTCGTCCACGGACAGCTTGGTGGTGCGTCACTCGTTCAACGTACCGCGCGACCTGACGGTGACGCAATCGGTCACCAACGAGACTCCGTGGTCTGGTGCAATCGGTGCTTTGTCTGAATCAGTTGCGGTAGGGTTTGATGCAGCTGCAGCGTATCCATATCAGTTTGAGTGGATTGTACGTCAGACGCAAAGATTCTCCGCAAATGCTGGTGGAGAACAATACAGCAGTAATAATATTACCATCGCACCATCGGCCGATTACAAACCTGGTACAGTTCAAGTAACAGGAAGTAATCAGATTCCTGTTCTGAGCAGGGATCGCAGAATACGAGCAATCCCATCGGGAAGCACGACTTTCCCCGGCGACGAAATCAAACAAAGAAGTACCATTGGTTTCTATTTGACTTTGGCGGAAAGCATCAATGACAGCATTATGCGCTCAATGGGACAAATTGATCTCAGCCAGTTGATTGGAGATCCTCTAAACTTGTATGAAGAAAAGTATGTTGATTTGATTAGTCGTTATGAATATTATGTAAACAACTATTCGCCAACTTTCAACTACAACAAATTTGCGAAATACACCGATGGATTGTTGGACGGTCTTTTTGCGCAGTCCAGAGCCAACATTCCAGCGTCAGCAAAGCTCATCACCGGAGTTGCCATAGAACCGCCAATTCTTGAAAGAGCAAAGATTGTTCTGAATAAACCACTCAAGGTTGAAGGTTCCAATACTCGACGTGAAGCAGATGCACGAAACATTCTTGCAACTGAGGGAAGCTATCCAGGAGCTCGTTATGCAGAAGCTGAGATTGAAGAAACTGGGCTTCCTACACCTCTAGCAGATATGAAGCAATTGTTGACCACAATTGAAGAAATTTCAAGAGAGGTTCTCAGTGATATTACTTTATTGAACCCACTTTTGAGTGTTGAAGATATTACAATTCCGTACGCGTTTATCACTCAATTGAACGGATTGGTTGAGTTTGAAGATGAATTTACCATACTGGCCATTGTTCCAAGCTATAGCACAACGATTGACGCAGACATTATAGGTACAGCAAGCTCGTCACTTTCTGACCAATTCAATTTCCAGGAAATAAAAGCGGAAAGTAGCTTCGACGACCCGCTTTCTACTACATACTTTACACATCCATCTGGTTCATATGGACTTCTGGATTATGAGTTTGAAAGAATAAGAGAGAACATTCTCACAGACCGAGGCGCGTGGGTTAGAGGAACGCTTTATCGCGTCAACGATATGGTCACAATTAGTGGCAGCGAATATCGCTGTTTGACTGACAAAGTTTTGTCGGCAGCAGGAAATCCTGTGCCATTCGTCAGCTATGTTGCACCAAACCTTGACACAAAAAACTGGACCAATGTAACCTATCGGCAGGTTCCGGTACTACGACTATTCAAAGCGGTCGTTAGTGGTTCAAGCCCTATAGGAATTGGTGGTACTACAATAGTTCCATTCGGCCAGACGGGGTACACGCCGTTCACAGGCTACGCACCGCAGCACTTCAAGTTCTTCAGAAACACAGCCACAGGCTGGGTCAACGCTCGCTACGACGGCTGCTTGCAGACAGCAGCTACGACCACCGACGGAAAAGACCCTGTTGAAGTCTTCCCGAGCTCGGAGGCGCAGCTGTTCGTCAAGGAAGGTAGGTCTGTTCAGGACGACACGGACGAAGATGGACCAATCCTGACAGTAAGGTAAGTGGTTATTTCTTGGGAACATAATATGTATAGATAGTTGAAAATCAACTTATGGGAGCACAAAAACTATGGGATACTTGAACAACGCAACACTAACAGTGGATGCTATCCTTACTAAGAAGGGGCGTGAACTGTTGGCAAAGGGTGAAGGTTTCAATATTACGCAGTTCGCAGTAGCGGACGACGAGGTTGACTACACTCTTTACACAACCGCACATCCGCTTGGAACCGATTTCTTTGGCAGTATCATTGAAAATATGCCCGTTTTGGAAGCCTCGCCCGACGAGACCCAAGGCATGCGGTTCAAGCTGGTTACGCTCCGAAGAGGAACAAAAGAAATTCCAATCATCGCAATTGGAACTACAAATATCGTTCTAACCGCAGGACAGTCAAACGCATTCCCAATTAGACCAACAACTTCTAAGGGGTTGAATGGTGCTGGATTTGGATATACAGTGACTCTACACAACGCTGATGCAGCAACCCTAAATGGTAGTGGGTTGCCGGCAACCGTAAGAGCAACGACTCCTACGTTCTTGAGCGACGTACAGAGCGCAAACGCAACTGTCGCTGTTGGTTTGGAATTCACTTTGATTCCGAAGGATGTAGCATCACAAATTGTAACACAATTAACAGTAGTCGGAAACCAAACTGGCGCATCAATTACGATTCCAGTTACGGTCAATCCAGAGCCTACGGTATAACCGGAGATTAACTTATGAATATCTTTAAGAAATTTGATGACGACGATATTGTAAGAGCCAACCCGGCGGAAGTTTCTGTTGGACTTTGGACTGGCGATACCGGCAGCTTAGCAGCCTTTTATACTTCTAGCGCTCAAAGTGCATCTTTGAGCGGACAATACTATCTTGATGTATACAACATTGACCCATCATCCTCTGTAGCAGAGGTACAGTTTTCGATAGCTTACGGACATATAGAAGGATCAGGATCATCACTTCTTTCTGACGATGACAATGCTTTGTTACCTACGAAGGCTACATATTTCCAATATCGTAATATTTTGCTTGAGCCAGGCGACACCAATTTCACATTCCTTCCGGATACCGCAGGAGCTACCTACAATTCCGATGACATTTATGTTATCAATATCAAGCGTTCTCGCTTGAAGGAAAGGCTAGATCCAGGCAACTGGATTCTAACTCTCAGTGGAAGCGGGCATACATTCATTGATGACAGCGGACAAACTCTAGGAGAGACTTTTGGTAGCTCCGGCCGCGTGTTCAATGTTGTTAGCGGTTCGCTCACAGGAGCTTCCGGTTCAACAACGGTGCAATCATCGTCTGTCAGTGGAGGATTCGGCCTAGTTTATCCTGATGTGGGAATCATCGTTCTTAATCCACAGGCTTTGTTCTCCGTGGGCGTCATACCCGCACCTGATCTCGACACTACTGGCGGAACCAGACCCAACAATCAGGCACTGTTGACGATGATACAATCAGGAAGTGATTTCCAAGCAAGGTCAGCAGAAACCATTTCCTCAACTCACTATTTTGTGAGAATGAGAAACAAGGAGTTCAATTACTCCAACAACCCGTCCTTCTTCAACGAAGCAAACGGTGCGATTTTGAACACCAACTTTGTTCAGAATCCAAAGGTTTTTGCGACAACTGTTGGGTTGTATAACGACGAAAACGAGCTACTTGCAATTGCGAAGTTGAGTCAACCTTTACAGAAGAGTTTTGACAGAGAGGCATTGGTCCGCGTCAGACTTGACTTCTAAGTTAGAAGGGTAACAATATGCCACCGCTAGTCTTCAAGACTCTTGGTTCGGACAGCGTTACCATCCGCCCGTTCAAAGTCCACAAAACTCAAGTGCTCTCATACACATCGGGCAGCGGGAGCAATTCACCAGAGCTCAACGTAGCAACAGGAATTGCTCTCGCCGATGTTCTTGAGTTTGACCCAAACACTTCTCCCACGAACGAAGATGGATCCTATCAGGAACCGCTCTACGAATCAATAGAACATCTGTTTTACGATTCCGCACTCTATACAAGCAGGAGCGTCACCTTTGCTGCGGGTGGTAGTGGTGACCGCGGATTCACACCATCGGGTTCAGTCTATGTTGTAAATGTGGCTCAGAGCTATTGGGGTGAGAGAATTAGAAAGGGAACTTTTGTCTTAGATGCCCCGCCGGGATCTGGATCGATTATTGAAGATGCTGCTGGACGACTTTATGTTAGCGGCTCAGATAATGTAGTAGGAAATGTATTCTATGGTTTGGGTATAGCAGTAGTAAACCGTGCGACTGCTTCCGGTTCCGGAAGTGAGCTTGTAGTGGACGATGGTCTATTTATAGCTGGCGGAGATACCGTCCGCGTCACTTTTGACGCAACTCAAACTCTATACGAATATCAAATAATTGCTACGATTAACCCTGGCGAGTTTAACTACTCCATAAATCCTAGCGCAAGAGGTAAGTTTTCAGGAAGCACAGGCCAAACTTTTGTTGTAGACGAAATGGCATCGGGCACTTTGAGCCCATACATTACAGAAGTTGGGCTATACAACGATTATTACGAACTGGTAGCTGTAGCTAAACTTCCAAGGCCCATTAAGAGGCTCAGAAACACACAGCAAAGTTTCGTCATTCGCTTTGACGCATAATGCAGTATCGTATTTTTGATTTTGACGACACGCTTGTCAAGACAGACGCAAAGGTTATCGTTACTAGGCGGAATGGGGAGAGAAGGGCTCTCAGTTCTGCTGAGTTTGCGGTTTACAAACAAAAACCTGGAGATAAATTAGACTTGTCTCAATTTTCAGACTACCTTGTGAATCCCCGAGCGATTCCAAAGTATGTTGAGAAGTTGAAAGATGCTATGAGCGGCCCAGGTGAAGCAATAATCTTGACGGCACGAGGAGAAGCAAAGCCGATTGCTAAGTTCCTAAGAAGCATCGGAATCACGAGCGGTGTCAAGATTAAAGCATTGAACACGGTGGACCCAAACGATAAGAAGAATTACATTGAACAGCTGATTAAGAGAGGCGCTACCGACATAGAATTTTACGATGATTCGGTCAAAAATATCCAAGCTGTTCAAAAATTAACAAAGCAGTACCCTGATGTGAGACTAAGAATTGTTCATGTCCCATCAGCTCATTAATAGGAGAAACCAATGAGTAATTTAGTTGACCTCTACGAGAACAGCAAAAAGAAGAGGGTCGAAGAAGCTCGCGAAATTCCCTCCAGAGAAACCGATTACTTTGACCGGGAGAAGGAATTTGCGACCGGCTTCAAGGCGGGAAAGAAGAAGTTAGATCCTACTGACTATACAGAAAAGGGTCTTGACCAGTATAATGAAGATCGAAATGACCTAACTCCACCTGAGTCTTTTGATGCGTCACAACCGCTCCATCGTTATACTCCTGAGACTCCATTCTATGATCCTGGAGCTCCCGATTCGTCAGCCACTTAAGTAAGATAGAGAGGTTACTATGAAAACACGGTCAGCAAAGGCAAAGGGCCGCCGCTTACAAAACGAAGTTTGTGAGACTTTGGTGGAACATTTCAAAGAAAAGTTAGAGTCGGGTGATATTCGCCCTGCTCTAATGGGAGAGTCAGGCGAAGATATTAAGAGGTCACCACTCGCCAAAAGACTACTCCCATTTTCTTTTGAATGCAAGAACCAGGAAAAGCTCAATATATGGAGTGCATTGGAGCAAGCAAAAGCTAATTGTCCTGATGGGGATTTGCCTGTGTTGGTGTTCAAGAGGAACCGTTCTGAGACACATGTTGCAATGAGATTTGAGGATTTCTTGAAATTATTAGGAGAGAGTAGTGATTAAACTTATTGTCTTCAAGGAAGTTTATGCCGGCTTTGGCGAAACAATTGATTTTGCGATATTCAATCAATTGGCCAGAGCATATAATGCAGAACTTCAGATGATACGGGATTGGAGCGAAGCAATTATTCCTGAGGCCCATTCATTAGTAATAGTTGATGAGGCAGGAGTGAATGATATTAAGTCTTTCACTCATCCTGAAAACGCAGTTTACGTTATCGGTCGCACTAGCTTGGATGTCCACCAAACAGTGCCTCATAATTGCGCAGCGGGTGAATGTGTAAGAATAGATACGCCCAATTCAATTTCATTGTTTGGGCATTCAGCAGCGGCTATAGTTTTATCACGGAGATAAGTAATGACAGTTGCAGTTGCTCCGAATCTCACCGTAATTAATTATGCTGAATCAATTACTGGTTGGTCGGAATGGAATTTAGGTGGTGGTGTAAATCTTGAGTTATTTACTGACCCAAGTCGGGAGGGAACCAACTCCATAGGAACAATTGCATCAGAACTTGCAGCAAATGAGAGTTCGGGTGGTTATTTTACTGCTGGCGCGCCAATAAATCTCAGAGGTAAAAGACTTTATGTTTGGATGAACATTCAGATTAGTATTCAAAACAAAGAGAATGGCGGCGCGCGCATTATTATTGGTGATGGAGCAAATACAAGGGCTTACTATGTAGGTGGTGGTGATGCGTTGGGATTTCAAGTAGGATTTTGGAACTGCTTTGTATTAGAAATAGATAACCTTCCCTCAGGATGGGAACAAATAGCCGGCACGGGCCCACCAGATGTAACCTCTCTCACAGAATTTGGAGCAAGTATTAGCACTCCTATTAAATCTAGAGGTGTGGCAAACGTTTTTTGGGATGTTATTCGTTATGGAACTGGTCTCACTATCACAGGTGGAACAGCAGAAGACCCAGTTACATTTGCACAAATAGTGGAAGATGACGAAAGCGAAGCTACAGATAAAGCATACGGTATTATAAGAGAAGCAGCTGCCGGAGTCTACTCAGTTCAAGGAGACTTGACTTTCGGCGACCCAACCGGAAGTGCAGGCCTTTATTTCTATGACACAGATGCTGTGGTTGTAGTAGGTGCGCAACCTAACCAAACAAGCAGCGGAGCACCATATAAATTTTCGGTTGTTGCCGCAACAAGTGAATCATATTTTCAGCTGGGAAATCCTGTAGGAACAGGAGATGATCAAGTAGGGGCAAGGCCTGTGCAACTAAGGCAAGCCACAGCAAAAACAGGAAGCATTCTCTTTACTTTTGAATCAACAGACGCTCAAGCCACTCAATCGTTCAATTTTGGTACAACATTTGTAGGATTAAACAGTGCTTCCATAGGCGCCATATTTGCAACAAGCTCCGCTGGAGCGGCATTTTCTGGTTCTGGTCTAACTTTTGACCGATGCGGCCAGGTAAACATTGGGTCTGTTCCTGTACGCAATAGCATATTTTCTGGCCATTCAATTAGTGGTTCTGGTGCACTTATTTGGACTACAGAAACAGATATAAAAAAGAGTGCATTTCGTAATAATACTGACGGAACAGGGAACGGGTCAGCAGGAATTGAGATCCCAATTACAGGAAGTTTCTCTTTTAATGGACTCACATTCTCCAACAATGACTATGACATTCTCAATAGTAGCAATGGACAGGTAACAGTCAGCGTCGTCGGCGCCGGAGACACACCAACCTACTCCAATGCCAGTGGGTCATCAACTAAGATTGTAGCAGAAACAGAAGTAACATTAACTGGTATGTCCTCCGGCTCAGAAGTGAGAGTTTACGATAAAAGTTCTGGCGTAGCAGTGGACGGGGTAGAAAATGTTGGAGATACAGGAATTTTTTCTTTCTCTTACACCCCCGGCGAAGTGGTCTACATCGTCATCCATGCTCTCAGCTATGTCTATATATTAATTGATGATTATACAATCCCAACTACAGATACCACATTGCCTATTGAGCAACGGTTTGATAGAAATTACAGCAATCCTATTTAATCCATTTTGCTAACTACTTATAGAGTAGAACGATATATGTATAGTAGGCTTCTTTGAGGAAAGGCATGACCAGCTATAAGCTATACACTGACAAACCAACCATTTTTGAGTGCAAAATTCAGTTAGAGGGGGCCTCTCTATCTAATGCAGTCGCTAGATTGGTTTTGGAGGCCCCAAATCGCAGCCTCCTGTTTGAAGGTGAAATAAGCAAAGGTGGTAAGTGCTCCATTCCCATTGAAAAACTTCGTGGTATTTGGGGAGAAGATGTGAAGGGAAAAATGAAGTTAGAAGTCATTGTAGATGACTCTTACTTCCAACCTTGGACGCAATCCTTTATTGTAACAGCGTCCAAGAGACTTCGTGTTGAGGTTGCTGAACCAAAACCACAGAAGACACAAATCAAAGTTAGCGTAGTCAATCCTGAAGAAAGAAAGAGGAAAGCATTGGCCGAACAAATAACTAGGTCTTTAAAGAAGAAAGGGATCACAGCTAAAAATGTTACTCGTAGCGTCAAAAATAAAAAGTATGTGACCAATTTCATCAAAGAAGCTGTAGAACGATGTGACGGTGGTATTGATGGTAATAAATTACTTACAAATGTCATTCACAACTTATCAAATAGTGGAGCTCGATAATGTCGAAAATTGTTGATCCTGATAATTTAACTAGAAATACATCGGTCAATTTCTATATTGCCGATCCAGAAGCTAGATATATTGAACTTTCGTCTAGTTTGGATGACCCCGCCAGCTTAATTCCGCCGCTTACTTCGGGCTCCGACTCGGGAGTTACTAACCAATGTCTTTACTCATTTTGTAAGGAGCAATGGAAAAATCAAGAAGACCTAATTCGAATTCCATTTCCATTCATTTCCATTACGAAAACACAGTTTGACTTAATAAATAACTGGGATTATTACAATGATGCTACTCGTTATCTGATACGTGACGGTGGCTGGTCAGTTATTTCCGGCTCAGTTACAACACAGGAATGGGTTGGTCTCGTAACTCTTGGTACGCTTGGTGTAACAGACCAAGTTTATTATCAACAGAGCGCTTCCCTCGAACCATACTTCAATTTCAAGATGAGTGGTTCGGTTAACCAAGCAATTCAGCAATTTTCAGCGTCATATCTTGGAACGGTATACAATAAAAGGTCATTTACTAAACTTTTCGTTCGTGAGTATCAGAAAACTTACGACGATGCATCTGTCCAGGACGATCTCGCAATTGAAACGCAAGAATATGTTGTATATTCACTCCCGCTAACAAACGCGACTGATCTTCATATCACCACAACTCTTGAGGGCCAAGCAACCGGTTCTCCATACAACGAAATAACAATCTCGTATCTTACTGGCTCAGGCTTTGACAACTATTCGGATGGACAAACTTATGAAGCAGGACGGGTTGTCTATGACTCAGCCGGCTCGCCAAACCAAGAGTGGTTCATCACTAACGCTGGTGGAACTACGGTCGCAGGTGACGGCACCGTAGCCGGTAATACCGGAACGGCAACATTCGTAACTTGGTCAGCGGCAAATGGCGGCGGCCAAAGACTGATTAGCTCTGTAAACTACGCTTTCAATATTATCATTGACGCTGGTGCAGGACAAAACAACGACACCGAGGAAATTTATACTCGAATTCAATATGAACTTCGTCTGTCGTCCTCCATTGATGACAATGACCAATTCACTACGCCTCATACTGGTTCTGTGTCCGACTTGCTTTTGAGCTTCCTTGGTGATACATTGATCACCGCAAACGGTGTGTATGTTGATAACTTCCAGGATGCGGACACAAACAGCATTGACTTCTATGATGTTTCGGGCTCTGTTCGCAGATTCCCGTTCGTTGCAACTGGTCAAATCAACTTCAATGACAACCTGTCTAGTGACGCGCAGGCAGAATACTTTATGTTCTTCACAAGCATCGCGTCAGGATCATTCGGCTCGGCCAGCGCAGTTATTGTTCAAGACAACACTGACGTACTCATCACCGGTTCCGTCAGCGGCTCGAGTTCAGTCGCCTTTACTTTTGATTATGATGGAAATGCACAAGGAGGCAGAGCTTCTGGAACCGATGCTCCTGTTACTGTAGTTGCAATTGGATTGAGCACCGCACAGTATGTGTTGGCGACTTCAACAATTGAAAGAACAAAAACGAATACTATTACTTTAGTATCCGCTCTTGAAAGAAACTACTCAAATCCATAATCCTTGATTTGGTAGTAAGATACGAATGGTGGGCGGAGAGATTCGCCCACCATATCGTATTTGTTTATTCCTTCCAACCTATTTATCTATAGGTCTTACAAGACGATGGAGACTTCATAGATGGCTTCTAAGTTTACTTATGATTTTGAAAATAGATTATTGATAGTTAGCAGCAGCATCACCGAGTTGGATGTTCAAGTTGACTTATATTCGGATTGGAAAGAAGATGTCATTACTACTGTTTTCAATCCTGGTGTAGTACACCCCTTTCGAACAACCGCCGGCGATCCTATTGGCGGCGGCAATAAAATTAGCCCATATTTTTTCCTTATTAACGGGTGGAAAATTAGGCCTCAAGAAGCTAACCACACCTTAACCATACGAGGAAACTTATATACAGATCCGGCTGGTCAAGACATTATTATTCCAACTTCAGGAGCATATACTGTCAATGCTGTTCTTGAACGAGCCGTAGACTCAACTGCAGTGTTGTTAAATGAGCCAGTAATTCAACATGCTTCTTTCGGTGAGGGGGTTTGGGTCAATCCTTCCAGCCCATATGCAGGAACTACTTTTCCTATTGGAACATTATTACAACCAGTTAATAATGTAAGCGATGCATTATCTATTCTTGTGGCCCAAGGATTACCTAATATGTATCTTCTTGGAAGTGTTGAGTTTGTTGATGAAGATATATCGGGCATTGAGATATTTGGAAAAGCCCCTGAAGTAACAATAATTGTTCACTCCGGCGTTAATATAGACAATACACAGTTTGAGGACTTGATAATATCCGGTTCTTTCATGCAATCTGGACCGCCGGCAGAAACAGTTATTAAAAGAAGTAGAATTGAAAATCTTACCTCATACAGTGGTAAATTAGCAAAAGATGTTAGATTGGCAGGAGTAATGTTTTTGTCAGGATCTGGGCCAATTTCATTCTTAAGGGCATATGATTTTGATACTTCTTTTGGTGCTGCTACATTTGATTTATCTGATATTTATTCTGGAGCTCAAATTGGTGTTAGAGATTATTTTGGAGCTTTAAAAATTGTTAGTTGTTCAACAGATGTTGATATGGCAATTGATATTAGGGGGAGGTTGATTTTTGATTCCACCGTAACATCGGGTTCTTTCATAGTAAGAGGTATAGGTCAAGTAGATGACCAATCTACAGGAACAGCTTTAATTAATACAGACGATCTGATCGGATCTGAAGTAAAAACTGAAATTTCCGAAATTATAACATCGCAGTCTTTGGTAGATGGAGATTTTGATACAGTTATTACCTCTCAATCAATCGCAGACACGAAGCTCAATTCATTACTCTCTGTGAGTGGTTCTGGATTGACTCCGGCACAAGCAGAAATGTTGTTAGGATTATATGAAATTATGGGCCTTGACCCAACACAACCATTAATAGTGACGCCCGTAGCTCGCACAGTGTCGTCCAGCATCAGCCAGAGCATTACAACATCTGGTGATGAGGTCACTGTTACACGGACAGTATAATGGCATTAACTTTGCCACAGATAATTTCGCCTATTGATATAGCTACTAATGGTCTGTTGGCAACGGTGGCCATAGATAGAACACAATCCGGCGGACCACAGCTTATTGTGACGCCCGCCCTAACAATTGCAACAATGGGCTGGATCGTATTTCTTGAGGAAGAAATCGTTGAGGTTCCTGAAAAGAAAGGCGGCCGCAAACCGCCTAGAGTACGACCAGGCGATAAACGCAAGAAAAAGTTTCGTAAGAAAATCACTTGTAGAGTGCAGGTTGACAATGAGTGGTATACCGATGTAGCTTACACAGATGACCTCAAGCTGAACTTGAGAGATGTTCGCGTCAAGCTTGACTTGGATGAACAAAAGAAACCAATAATAGAGATTATTTTACCAGAGGTGAAAAATGGAAGGGATTAAATCAAGAAACGGCATCGCCAAAGGCGATAGGGTTCTATGGACAGGCTCATCAAAAATCCGGCCGGACCAAGTTGGTTTGGCCAACAAGTATCTTAAACAAGGCCAGCCATATGTTGTAGACTTTGTATTTCCTGGTGAGAATTTTGAACAAGTTGAATTAGAAGGTATTCCTGATGCAGCATTCGTTCATGATATGTTTATTAGGATAGGATGATGACAGAAACCTATCACAAATATGTTGAAGTCCCCAACTTAAAGAATTTTGGGTATGGAATTAGGTATTTTGATGATGACCATACCATTTATGTATCGCCGCCCGTCTACAGGCTAATAGCAGAAAAACTATTACAGACGCTGGACTATCTTGTGTTGAGTTACACTCGCAATCAAAAGCCTATTGATAAAATTGCACGGGATATTATGATTGAACTTGATAATTGTCCCCCCGGCGGGTTTACTACCGAAATGTTAGGGCAACTTGTCAACAAACAGAAAAAGTTTGTAAATCCTGACTTGATCGTGTCACCAGTGCAGCCGGCCGGGTTGACAAGTTCCGCAAAGTAGATTATATTATAGGTCATAACATTTGACCAAACATTATGACTGACGTAATTGAGTTACTTACTCTTCTTGACAATAGTTTAGGGAATCATAGATCGCAAGGACGAAATGAGTATTTGTTCTTTTGTCCTTTCTGCTCTCACCACAAACCAAAGCTTGCAGTAAACGTAGAAACGGGGCAGTGGCATTGTTGGATTTGCGAAACCAGCGGCCGCAGCCTTGTTTCTTTGCTCAAAAAAGTCAATGCTCCAAGAAACAAAATCAATCAACTGGCAAAATTACTACACCAAGACATTCAATTTGCAGAAACAGACGAACCGTCTGGTGATTTGATGTTGCCGGCCGAATTCAAACCGCTATGGAAAAAGCACAAAGATTACGAATCAAAGCATGCGCTAGCATATCTCAAACGCCGTGGTATTACACCTTCCGATATAATCAAGCATAACATTGGATATTGTTCGGATGGGTTATATGCTTATCGAATCATCATTCCCAGTTATGATCATAGAGGCCGACTTAATTTCTTTACAGCAAGAGCATATCGTGACTTAAAGCCACCATATAGAAATCCACCATGTAGCAAAAATGTTGTTGGATTCGAGTCATTAATATCGTGGGACTTCCCGATAGTTATATGTGAGGGGCCAATGGACGCGATAGCAATTCGCCGCAATGCGATTCCTCTGTTTGGAAAAACACTTCCAGAAAAGCTTTTAGAGAAGATTTTTGAGCACAATGTGAAGGAAGTATATTTAGCGTTAGACCAAGATGCATTAAAGAATGCGTTAAGAATTGCAAAAACATTAATGGATCAGAATATCAATGTTTACATCGTGAAATTGGACGGAAAAGACCCCGGCTCAGTGGGGTTTGAAAAAATGCTGGGCAGAATCAAAAATACTAAGGACAAGCTCACTCTTGGCGGACTCATTAAAGAAGGGCTGTCATTGGTAAAGTAGAGATGTTCATTTACGCTATTAGAAAGAAAAGCAACCTCACACATGTTCTTATAGGACAAACTATTCAGAAAAATCCACAACAAAGATGGAAGTCCCATAAAAGAGCACTAAAAAGAAACATTCATAAAAATCCCCACATTCAAAATGCTTGGAATAAGTATGGTGAGGATGCATTTGAATTTGTTGTTTTGACAGAAGCCAGAAATCAAGATGAATTAGATAAACTTGAGTGGGTTTACGAGAAATTGTTTGGTTATTATAATCTTCGTGAGGGTGGGGGTGGTGGAAAATTCAGTGATGAAGCAAAAAGAAGAATGAGTGCTGCAAGAGTTGGAAAAGTTCCTTGGAACAAAGGATTAACCAAAGAAATTGACGACCGCATTCTAAGAGATAGTATTGCAAGACGGGGAAAGGGAAATCCTATGTATGGAAGGAATTGGTCGCCTAAGCAACGAAAAATCATGAGAAAACAAATAGGCGAAAATCACCCGAACGCAAAACTTACTGAGAAAGATGTTATGGAGATAAGAAGAAGACATCAACCTTATAAAGTGGGATTTGGAAAACTGGCCAAAGAATATGGAGTAGATAAAAAATTGATTATTAATATTGTTAAACGACAAATTTGGAAACATGTGAAGTAAAATATGGCAACAATAAATCCTGTCAAAGTTGATGTTCACTTTGATAAACTAGAAAAAATAATTCAGATCGCTGATATACATATAAGGTTGTTTAAGAGACACAAAGAATACAAAGAAGTATTTGAACAACTATATGAAGATTTGAAATTTAAAGGTCAATTATTTGAAAATTCAGTAATAGTTGTTTGTGGCGATATATTACATGCAAAAACTGATCTATCTCCTGAGATGATCGCTTTGGCATCTGAGTTCTTGAAGAAGTTGGCAGATATATCGCCGACGCTGGTTATAGTAGGAAACCACGACATGAATCTGGCAAATTCATTTCGCCTGGATTCGCTCTCCCCAATTATAGAAAACATTTCTCATCCTGACCTTTATTATTTAAAAGATAACGGCATCTACACGGTCGCTGACACTGAGTTTGCGGTCTACTCAATTATTGGTGATCGTAGAGATTGGCCCCGACTCAAGAAGTGTAAATCACCAAACAAAATTGCTCTTTGCCATTCTCCTGTCAACACAGCAACTACCGACACAGGCTTCACTATTACAAGCAGACATGTTGACTTATCATTGTTCAATGGATATGACATGGTGCTGTTGGGCGACATTCACCGCCATCAAGTTTTGCAAGAGTACGATGCAGCAAATAAGAAGCCCATAGTAGCATATGCCGGTTCTATGATTCAACAAAACCACGGTGAAAGGCTGGAAGGTCATGGGTGGTTAGAGTGGGACGTTAAAAATCGAAGCTTTGAATTTCATGAAGTTAAGAATGACTATGGATATGCTACGCTCATCATCGAGAACGGCAAACTTCCAAATCTTGACCACATTCCACCAAAGGCTCGTTTGAGAGTTTTTGTAAAGGATTTAGAGGCTAGCAAGGTCAAGAAGATTGAGTCAATTCTGAAGAAGAAGTTTGATCTGAAAGAATTCATCGTCAATAAAATGCGTGACTCGAGCGTCACTTTGGATAACCAGAAGCACGCATCTGATTTTATAGATGTTCACGATATTGAAAACCAAAACAAACTGATAGAAGATTATCTAACTCGCCACCACGCGTTGGTAGATGATACTTTGATGACTCGAATTTTTGAGATCAACAAAGAACTCAACGCAAAGGTTGGTGGTGAAGATTTATCTCGCAACATTCATTGGAAGCCGTTGCTGTTTGAGTTCAGCAATATGTTCTCATACGGGGACGACAATGTGTTAAACTTTGAATCTATGCGTGGCGTCCACGGATTGTTCTCTCCCAATGCGTCCGGCAAAACAGCAGCATTCGACGCTCTGATGTTCTGTTTATATGACAAGACACCCCGAGCGTTCAAAGCGTCACATATAATCAACAACCGAAAGAACAAATTCCGTTGCTATCTAAAGTTTGAGATTAATGGGGTGGAATACGGAATCAAACGAATTGGTATTCGCAAAAAGAACCAAGATGTAAAAGTAGATGTAGACTTTTGGCACACTGATGAAAACGGCAACAAAATATCTCTTAATGCCGAAGACCGTCGCCATACAAATGCAGTCATTCGTCGCTATGTGGGAAATTATGAGGACTTCATTCTAACCAGTCTAAGTTTACAAAACAACAACGCGCTGTTCATTGATAAAAGCCAGTCTGAGAGAAAGGACTTGCTCAGTCAATTTATGGGTATTAACATTTTCGACTTGCTTTACCAGTTAGCTCTGGATGAAATGAAAGAGGCAACCGGAGCTCTCAAAATGTTGAGCAAGGGAGAGGGGACGCAAGCATTGGTAGCCGCTCAAGAAGAAATTGACGTTCTTCAGGAAGAGTATAAAATCGCAGAAACGGAGAGGGGCGAGAAGGAGGCTGAACTAAATGAAGTAGTGACTTCCATTACTAACTTCTACGAAGCTAAAGTTCCGTTAGATTTGAATAGCTTTGACATAACGAAGTTAGAGGAAACAAAAGCAGAATTGGTAACTTCACTAACCAGCCTCAGCGAAACTGTGGGTACTTTGGTTCGTAGGGTTGAAGATCTCAGAGCACAATCTGGTAGTTTGGCAGAAGCAGTAAAAACCTACACCGATATGGATATAAGTGATTCGTATGAAGAAATGGTCAGTAATGAAAAGAAACTGAAAGAATTAGAATCTGAACTAAAGATGGTTCAATCCCAAATAGAGTCTGTTCAAAGTCAAATAGACCATATGGTGACGCATGAGTTTGATCCAGAATGTGAGTTTTGCGTCAAAAACAATCAAAAAATGGTCCAAACAACCAATCAGTTGAAAAAGTCTTTGGTTGAGTATAAAAGAGCGCGGTCATCCTTAACTCCATATATAGATGATCTTCGTTCCCTGATGCAAGATTACGATGATGTAGTAGAAGACTACCAAGTATTTATTTCTACCAGCAAGGAATTGGCAGAGGTTGACCGAAATCTTTGGTCATCCAAAGCCCATCTTTCAGATTCTAAAAGTCGCGTCACTTCTAAAAAGGCAAAGTTAAAAGAGGCCGATTCTAACATTAAGAAGTATTATGAATCTGTGGATCTCATAGAGAAAAATGCAGAGATAGATGAAAAGATTGGGAACTTGGAGCAAAAGCAAAACGAACTGGAAAACGAAATCAAATTACGAGAGGCTAAGATTCGTGGTTTGCACGGAAAGCTTCAGGTACAAAAGGCTAACAAAACTAAGATTCTAAAACAGATTGCCGAAATGGAAGAACTGGAACAAACCATTCACGCATATCAATACTATGTGGATGCGGTCAAACGCAATGGTGTTCCATATGAAATAATTTCCAAGGTGATTCCTTCTATAGAATCTGAAGTTAATAATATTCTATCACAAATTGCAGACTTTACCATTGGACTAGAAGTTGATGGCAAGAATATTAACGGTAGAATTTCTTACGGGGACAATCGCCATTGGCCGTTAGAAATGTCGTCAGGAATGGAAAGGTTTATTAGTTCATTGGCCATTCGTGTGGCATTGATTACAGTGTCCAATTTACCAAAACCTAACTTTCTCATTATTGACGAAGGATTGGGAGTGCTGTCATCTGAAAATCTAATGAGTATGCACATGCTGTTCTCAATTCTCAAAAACCAGTTCGACTTCATCATAATCATAAGCCATCTTGAGGCTGTAAGAGATATGGTGGACAGTCTTATGGAAATTCAATTGGACAATGGATATTCCAAACTGAACTACTGAGCGACCTTGGGCGCCGATTTTCAAACTCGGCGCCCGATTTATGCGCTAAACTACTTATAGATTGAGGAGTTCCACCCTTCACGCGGGTTATTATGGCTAAGATCAAGAAGTTTAAATCCAAACAGAATCTACGCAGAATTAAGGTCTTTAAAGAAGACACACAACCAGGATCAAGATTCTTTCAGCTAAGAGAAGTTCCACAAATTTTACACAGCGGAAAGAACGCATTTCTTATTCAGGGGTCAGAGAATCTAAATCCCAACACTGAAGTATTGGTTGAGATTTTGGATGCCAATGGTGACACAATCTTCAACCAGCCAATTCCAAAGTATGCGGAGGGACAGGCCCGCGTCGTTTCTGTTGAGATTTACGAAGATACCCCTCCTGGTCCAGGACTGCTGATTATAGTAGGTGAAGCTGATACTGATGAAGATGGGAGTCCAATTCCTGACCAATGGAGAGGGACTTATAATGTTAGGTATCAACAAAGAATTACTATTGACCCGCTGAGAATTAATACCAGCAAGATTAGACTATATCAAAGACCAACCTTGGCAGTAACAGAGATTTTATCTCCGTTCAGAAAGTCTGTTCAGTCGGGTGTTATTGAGGCTGTGGGTTCGGGCTCAACCACCATCCTTCAGCAATCCGCCGGAGCTACTGGTTCTGCTACTTTCAACCAAGTTTTTACTGCTCCCGTCGCTTCGCTTTCCCGCTCAATGGAAGATGGGACAATCAAATTGGCCATTTCGACGCCCGATGGCATATTACCACAAACATCTTCCATAAAAACGGTGCTCAATAGCTTTACGGCATTTTTGGATGACAAGCTGAATATTAGTCCCGGCCTAGTCTATCCCGTTTCGGCTTATACAATCAGCTTTCAAGACACCCCAATATTTTCTCCTACTCTGCTAAGTCGCTCTTTGGCCGATGTTAAGTTGGACAAACTGACCACATTTTCTGGTGATATAGCTCGAGCAAGATTCTATGTCAGATCTATTGACTTCGGCGGAGACTTTGAGTTGGTGTTGGATACAAGGTTAGAATCAACAATACTGACGCAAACAGCTTCAGCTGAATTCGGTCCTGCAACACAAATGGGAGATTTCAATGACCAGCAAGTTATTGACCTATTTTGGAGCGGCGGCTATGTGACAACTTCTGTTTCTCCTCCATATCTTCCAAGCTCAGAGGTAGTGTTGGCAAGGAATACATCCGTATTGGCAGATTCTATGTACGTTTCTTCTGATACTCCTGTTGGCATTGGAGGGACTAGCGGATACAAAACCAATCCAGCAGAACAATTTTTTGGAAACTTCCGTAGATTAGAACCATCAATGAGTTTCCATGATGAACTGGAATATAGTCTGGAATTCAATACAATCTGCGAGAAGGATAACGATGCCTTCAATGCTAGAATGGATGTCTACTTGTCCGGTAGTGCTTTTCCTAGTGACAATCCTCTTGGCGTATTGCTGACTACTTTAGAATCTCCAATTGGACAAATAGAGAGAGTGTTCACTGATAATGCCGTCAATTTTGTTCCGTCCCGCGACGGCGCAGGATATTTGGTTTTTGTTGTATGGGGCGGAGATTGGTATATTTCAGATGTAGTTTTGCAATCATCCTTTGAAACCGGCTTCAATCCCGACCAAGTTGAATTCATCATTCCTGTTCTTGGAAAGAGATTTGAGAACCTGGAATTCAAAGCTGAACTGTTTGATCCAAGCAACAACTATCTTGGGTTTGATGTTCTTTCCGACGTTGTGCTTTTTAATGGTGGAAATTTATTGATTCGTGGAACAGATCATAGGGTTGAAGGACGGCTAACTGTGTCTCCATCTGGTTCAGGCGTCACTATTTCGTCTGACGGATATTTTGATGAAGATGGTTCACCAATGTCTGGTTCCGCAATCTACACCGGAGAAGGAAGATGGTTTCATAAGGATACCGCAATTCTTTTGGCAGAAGATACTGACGGTAATCCAAGAATTAGTTTTGGAGACAAACTGAAGGGTTATGTTGATTCTGTAACCGGCGAGTTTGTTCTTATCGTTCAAGGAACTATTCTTGTGGGAACAGGATCATTAGTAACGGACATTCTAAGTTTACTTCCAAGACTTCCTACGGATGATTTCTACCACAGAATTCGTGGAATCAATCTTGACTTTTATGATGTGCAAGGCAAGAAGGCACTCACTGCAGGAGAAGTAGAATCCGCAACCGACTCTCAATTTGCATCTTCTGAACAGATTGCTAGAATGGGTAAATATACTCGTGGCACAATTCCACGAACGGTTCCGGATGAGTCACCATTGATTGTGTCCGGAGTCACTGCATCATTCAATCCGCTATCAGCAGCAACGGTAACAGCAACCATTTCATCGTCAGGAACAATTGAAGTTCCAGCGGGCGTAGTCATATGGAATAATACTCTCTATGGCAACATGCTTGTGGACATTGATGAGTTGGAGCTTACCAGCTCCGCATACTCAGTGAATATGGAACTGATAGTAGATACAAGCTGGGTGGGCTATTCTTCAGGAAGCAATCCTGGACTTAGCTCCGATGTTTTGGATTTGAGCGGAACTCGTGTTGTGCAAACCATTTCTGATGACGCAGACTTTTGGGTCACGGTCACTGGTAGTTTTTCTCCAAACCCATTTCTTTCGTATCCAATTCATATTCCAGAGGACCGGCCGGATGGATACAACACGCTTTATGTTGTAGTATCTTTGACTGTAACTACAACAAGAAGTGACCAGGTGTAATGTCCGCAAGCCTTGAGTTTGCAATTGCTGGTTTCGGCGGTCCCGTGGGGCCGGTGTTCTACTACGCGGTCACCTCGGCGTCAGCAGCACGCAGGGGCCTCTTCCTACAGGGCGTGAGCGGCTCGCCGCAGCTCTCTCTACAGCCGCGAAGCGGAAGCCCTGCTTTCCTTCTTCCTGGTGACCTGTGGTATCAGCAGAGTGGAAGCACTGGTGACCCGAACCTCTTCATCGCTGAGCAGTGGCCAGGCGAAGACCCGGCAGCGCACCGCTTCGTGCTTGCTCGTGAGGGTGAGACCGTGGTGCAGGCGGTCACTCGCTTCGCCACGGGTGACGCCCCTGCCGACCTGTTCGCCGGCGCGAACGCTGTCGTCGTCAACGGCTTCTTCATCACGGCCAACACCGCTGCGGTCAGCGGTGCTCTCGTGCGCAATGCGACGTGGGACGGCGGCTTCTTCATGCCTGACGCAAGCACCGTGGCCGTGTCTGGTACGGTTGACCTGCTCGTCCCGAGCGGCTCGCTCACGGTCGAGCGCGGCGACCTGTCTGTGCTGTCCGGCTCGATCTACGTCTACAGCGGCAGCGTCACGCTAGCAGGTGAGACAGCATCGTTCGACATCAGCGGCTCCAGCGTGACCGCATCGTTGCTTGGCAACCCAATCATGAGCGTCAAAACAGGTTCCGTTAGCTCGGCCTCCCTATCACCAATCCCGATTGATGGAACTCTGTACGTCAACACTTCTAGCTTAGATATTAGTGTTCGTGCCAGCGGACAGTTCTATGATTTGACGTTCACTGCGCCGGATTTGGTTGATGGAGGCACTTACTAATGCCCGAAGTTACTTGTTCACTACTACCACAGAAAATGAGAGAGTTGCAGGCGGAATGGGCATCGTCTGGCTCTATCGCTGCGTATGACTTCGGCGCCGGCGGCTCGGTCACCGCTTCGTACACCAGCGATGTTACGCTTACCAATGCTTCCATTGTTGCACGACCTGATGCATTGAGTTTGGACTACAAAACCGGATTTGCGTTCGGCCCTATCGAAAACGGAAACACGGCATCAGGATCAATAGCTAGAGCATGGCGCATTCAAAATCTCTATAACGAGAGCAGCTTTACTGGTTCTGTTGTGTTGTCAAGAGAAAATGACGCAGGAAATAACTGGGACACAGGGTCAGTTCTCTTTGAATACTCTGGCAGCAGAATAGAAGAAATCGATCTTACTTTTGATCAATCCGGCCGCCCAGTTGTTACAGGTGACCGCAGATTTATAGTGGCTGATATTTCTCAATCACAGGTTTGGTTGTATAGGTTTAGTACAGTTGCCAGCGCATTTATCTTTACTGGAATAGCTACTGGCAGTACGCCAAGAATAATGCTTGACGACCCAATAGATGTTTCAAACAGCGATGTGCTGCTATTCTATGTTAGGGGTTACACCAGTGAAGATCGTTTTGGAAGTTGGGGTATAGGTCAGTTTATTGCAGCAACGGGAAGCGGAGTATCAGGAGATTTCAGTTCAAGTTATCAAACTGGTTCGGTCACTCTTTCTCTGTCACCATATCATTTCTCTTCTGAATCGTTGAATGAGATTGGAGTATTTACCAGCCAAACAGGAAGAGACCCTTCTATTGGTATAACTGGTTCATTCAACTTTCCAGGTGTTGCAAGCTTAGGCGTTACTATTGTTGGTCCTGACGCAGCAGGAAATCAGCTTTTTGCCTACAATACTGCCGGCGGCCTTATTGATCAACGTTCGTTTTTATATGATAGCAATGCCAATGTATTGACAAAAGACACGCAGGTCATTCACGCTACGTCCGGATCATATATTCGAACATTCAGATTAGCACCAGCGACGAACGATTATGTTGGTTATGATATGATTTTGTTTGAACCAACCTCCGGCTCAACGGAAGGAAATTTCTCTACTCAGCAAGTTTATTACCGTCAACAGAGAGATAACTATGCAATAGAGTATGTAGTTCCGTTGATAGAAGATACTTTTCTTGAATGGGTAGATTGGATGTTTGGGTCATTTACAGGAACGATAGGTGGTGGTGATGAGCCAGGCGTTCTTATCGGTGAGGTTGTATGGGAGAGTTGGGTGTCGGGTACAATCATTGGAACATGGTCAGGTTCATTTACAGGGTCTAGCCTTATTTACCATACTGGTAGTGGAATCTCCGGTTCCAGTAGCGAAAGTATGTGTGACAACAACATCAATATTGAGATTCATCAGTATCATTTGAGTAGCGGGTCAGGAGAGCAAGGAATCTTCTCGTCCCGACCAACCGTTTCCGCATCGGTTCAAATGACAATCTCGTTTAGTGACCCATATGTGCACCGCGTTGGAATGAGATGTATCAACGCCAATTACGCAAATGATTTGATCGGGTTTGATTCTTCTGGAAACGAAGTTGACAGAGCTACATTTCCATATGTATTTGGGCAGACCACGGGTCCGTGGACAGAGGCATACATTACTGCTTCGGGCGTTGCTGGCACTGGTTCAAGTCCAATCGTTAGGGTTGTAGTAGATCCTGACCCATTAGATTATATAGCGTTTGACTCATTACTATACAGCCCAATCCTCCCCACATCAGATTTTATAGGAGAATCTGGTTCGTTCCAAGGAATTCTAACTGGGTCAGTCAGTGGCAATGTTCTTGGATTTGCTAGTGGAGCAATGACAGGAACCTTCAGTGGCTCTCGCGGATTCAATGATGGAATATTGACCGGCTCAACTTCGTCAAGCTTGATAGAAGGTGAACTATTCATCTACGATTTGTTCCTGGAAGATGTAACAAAGCTTCGAGATAACCGGCTGTCTCTGTATGTGTCCAGAAGAAATATTGATTCTGGATCTGGCGACATTGGAGAATATAGAGTTCAAAAGCTAGAAACCATTTTGTATCCTCAAAAAGTAGTGGAAGATGAATATACGGCAAGCGTCACCTATCTAACGAGTTCTTTGCTTCCCATTATCGCACATACGGTCTATGACATTGATTCGTATGTTAGTGCCAGCATGATGCTGGAATCAGGAAGCTTGAGGCAGTTTATTTTGACACATTCAGTCTATGACAAAGACTCTTATGTAAGTTCAAGTATGACCTTGGAATCAGGAAGCTTGAGGCAGTTTATTTTGACACATTCAGTCTATGACAAAGACTCTTATGTGAGTTCCAGCATGGTATTGTCTTCTGGTAGCATGAGACAAATTGTTATCACCCACACGGTTTATGATAAGGACTCCTATGTGAGTTCGTCAGTAAATCTTTTATCAGGTAGTTTGGAGTAATTTATGAGAAACAGAATATGGATTCCCGAGAAACCAATAACACACGAATTAGAAAGAGGAGAATTTAGTCCTCCAACTCTAACTGTCAAATTTGGCGGTTACTTCTATGTTGATTTGATCGATGCCAAAACTGGCAGGGTCAAAGAGCATTATGAGTTTCCAAATTTATTGACTGATACTGGAATGGATTGGGTTGGTGGACAAGCAGGCATTTCAACTTTGTTTGCTTATCTAGGTGTGGGCACGGACAATACGACTCCAAATACTGGTGATACTACATTGGGTGCGGAAGTCAGCCGAACTAATTCAGATGGAGGCTTCACTAGCGAGCAAACTAGCGGATACGTTACTGGTTCCGGCGGCCCGTTGGACTCTCCATACTACTATCAGCGCCGCGTGCGCCTGTTTACTGAAGCACAAGGTAACGGCAACCTTACTGAGTTGGGCTGGTTCAACCAAAGCTCAGGCGGCACAATGGGAGTTCGGTCACTCTTCAAAGATAGTGGAGGCTCACCCATCACAGTTACTAAGACTAGCTCTGACCAGCTAAAAGTCACTTATGAGTGGAGAATGTATCCGCCGGTAACGGTCACCACCGGCAGCATCGCGCTCAGCAAAACTGCAACATCTCACTCTTATACTGCAAGTGCATTAGATATAGATAATGACAACTATTGGGGAATCACAGATGGAATGACTGTTGATATGCTTTTGCTCTATCGAGCATATGCTGTCGCCTCAGCTTCTCAGGTAATATCACCAACCGGCAGTGAATCAAATTTCTTAGGAGGTTCCAGTTTTATTCCTGCCGACGATAACACCGTTCAATCTTATTCGGCCGGCACATTCTATTTGGATCTGGAATCTACATGGAATGCCGCTACTGCTAATTTTGGGTCAGGAGGAATTCCTGGTTTTGGCTTGGCTACTGCGGACAGCTCCAACAGAAGACAATGGCAAGTATATGTTTCGGAATCAATCAAGAAAACTAACTTAGACCAACTGAAATTGAACTGGCGCATTACATGGGATAGGGCAGTAATAACATCATAAGGAGTCTATAAATGGAAAGAAGAAGGATTTGGATTCCTGAAAGTTATTGTTCTTCTATTGTGGAATTACCACCAATTGGTATAGGTGGATACTTCTATGTTGATTTGATTGACGCAAAAACAGGTCACATCAGACAGCACTTGGAGTTTTCTAATCTCATTACAGACGATGGCTTGGACCTTATCGGAACAGGTATCAGTTTGGACTCAATCTACAACGAGCTCGCGGTCGGCACTGGCACTACCGCTCCCGCGGTCACCGATACTGCTCTTGAGAATGAAGTTGCTTCCACAACAAACGACAATAACATTGCTGATGTAGACGGAACGACCAGCAGCCCACGAGAGTATTCGTTTCGCCGCCGGACGCGAGTATTTTTAGAAGGCGAAGCCAATGATGATTTGACGGAGTTGGGTTGGAAGGTCGGGTCAACATTAGCAAATCGTGCACTATTCAAAGATTTGGCAGGAAATTCAACAACGGTTTACAAGACCAGCAATGATATTCTTCAAATTTCTTACGAGTATCGAATCTTTGCTCCTCTTGTTGATTTGTCAGGAAGTTTTGATTTAGGTGCCGGTTCTGGAAGTGCAACCTATACTCTCCGACCACAAAATGTGAACCAAGCAGACGGATGGGGCGCTCTCCGAAGTGATATGGGAGACTTATCAACTGCATTTGCTAAGTTACATGAAACTTCTACTTTAGGGTCACGAACTGGGAATAACGACCCGTCGCCGTCAGATGAAGAATCCAGTAGCAGTTTAGCTCCTTATACACCTGGCAATTATTACAGAGATATAGAATATGTGTGGACATTTGCCGCCGCAAATTTTACAACTGGTGTTGGTTTGATTACTTGGAATCCGTGGTATACTACTGGTAACAAAGCAATATGGCAAATGAGTTTGAGCGGCCAAATAGCTAAGAGCGCCGCAACTAAATTCACCATATTTTTCCGTCAAGCATGGAATAGAGTCTAATGGCCCTCCCTACCGGATCTGTAGGACAAAGTTGGGGAACTTTCGCGTTTCCAATCACTGCCGGTTCGCCAGCAGTATCTCGTTCTTTGCCTACCGAATTTGTGGTCACTTATGAAGCACCTGAAGGATTGTATGCTTCCTGTTTGTCAACCTACACTCTTCGCACCAGAGAGATGGGACAAGTTAGCAGCTCCATTGCGGACTTGGGCGATTATCAGAGAATCACATGGCGGATACTTGACACAACTGCTCCTGGCGTCATTGATACTGTTTTCTTCACCGTCCGTGGCGCGCTAGTCATTGGTATCGGCGATATAGAATTCTATTATCAATTTGAGTTCGGTGTGTCAGAATCACTACAACGCCGTAAAGGATTGTTCATTACTTCGGAGTCATCACCACACCTAAGCATAGAGCCGTTCAATTTCCAAACAAACCTAAAATTACCTGGTGACATATATCTTATCCCTTCTGGACTGAGCATTGACCCAGGACTTAGGATTATTGAGGTAGGAGCAACCGGAAATCAATACACCGGTAGCTTCTGGACAGCAAGGTTGACGCAATCTATTGATGAATTGATTAGCAGAGTAACTGCTTCTAATGCTGTCTATGCTCTCACCGGCCTAATCACAGACAGAGGATATGTAACGCCACTGTCGGGTGGAATAGCTCCATTAGTTAGAAACTGGGATTGGGATGGTGGTTTGTATATGGCCGATTCCACTTCTGTTGCTATTTACGGAACTAACAAAAACTTTCTGATTCCATCAGGAAGCCTAATCATTAGGGATGGAAGTGAAATCCTTTCCGGCTCTGTAAATGTAGAAAGTGGTAGTATTTATATACGAGGGCCCGCTGTGCGCTTTGATATGCTTGGAGAGAGCGCATCAGCGTTCGTACAGGGACAGCCGTTTGTGCATTTGACGCAAAGCACCTCTCCAATAGTAAGTGTGGAATCGGGTTCACCGTTTTTGCCGGATGGAACGATGGTATTGGTTCCTGACCCAGCAACTTCGTCACTTCTACAAGAAATGCACATAAGAGCAAAAGGTAATTGGTATACTTTGGTGACGCAATCGTTTGATGTAATGGACGGCGGATTCTACTAATATGGCAGAGACAATCATACTGATACGAAGGAGTGGTATTTCGGGCTCAGCCCCGAGTTCCGGCTCTCTGCGTGTCGGTGAGCTTGCTCTCAATACTACTGATGGCGGACTGTTTTATCACAACACAGGTTCTGACACACCCGAACTGATCCGCGCCGGCACCGCGTCCTTCGCGCTCAACGCAGCCGTCAGTGGTGGCTCAACAGACAGCTCGTCCTGGGCCGAAACCGCATCCTACGCGGAAGTTGCACAGACGCTTCTTGGGTCAATAGAATCTGCGTCCTGGGCCGAAACCGCATCGTTTGCGTCAAGTGTCATAAAAGAGGAGCATTTTACTGTATACTCAAGCGAACCCGCTAAAACCGTGCTGATCAATCAAACAGAAAGTCTATTTGAATATGGCCCGGAATTTAGAAAGAAAATGGTTTTGAATACTTATACTCAGGCTAGAGTTTCAACAATAGTTCATGATGCAGGATACGCTAGTTCTTCTTTAGCAATACAATACTCTGCAAATGATGGAAATGATTGGGACTTTATGAATGGCTCTACTGCTCCATCACTGAGTTTAGCGGTCACTGGAAATATTGCAGGAGAATGGGTAGATATAGTATCGGAATCCAAATCTGATATTTTACTACGATGGGTTACTCAAGGCGGAGATTCGGTGGAAAGTCCTTCTATTGGGTCAATCATTTTAACAATTAGATAAATAAGGGAAAAAAATGTCAGATATTAAACTATTTTTTGATAGACATGTTAGTGGAACCTTTTCAGGATCCTTTGACGGTTCTATCTCAACTGCAGTAAGCGCATCGTTTGCAACGACAGCATCGTTTGCGACCCTCGCGGCTCTTGCGGATACCGGTTCTTATGTTGCTGGTGGCAATGTTGACGGCGCAGTAGCTCTAGCCGATACAGCAAGTTATGTAGCCGCTGGAAACATTGACGGCGTAGTGGCATCTGCATCATTTGCAACGACAGCATCGTTCGCTCAGACAGGATCGTATGTTGCCGGTGGCGATGTTGACGGCGCAGTAGCTCTAGCCGATACAGCAAGTTATGTAGCCGGTGCTGATGTTGATGGAACAGTTGCGTTAGCTACCACGGCATCATTTGCCAGTAAGGCAGCGGTGGCTCCAATTCAATTGTCTCTCAACAACAATTTTGGTGCAGATATTGTAATTACAAATCTTACCGGTTCTGTTGAGGAGTGGGATAGTGGTCAGAGAACAAAAGTTGATCTAACTAACTACTCGCGAGCAAGAACAATTGTGAGGGTCAATCAAACAGATGTCAGCGGTGCAGTTGGTATACAATACTCAGCCGATGAATCGTCTTGGACATTCTTAGACGGCGGAGAAGGACCATCTGCGTCATTGGCAACTGTTGGAACCATAGCAAGCGATTTTGCTGAATTGGTTGGGGGCGCACAAGCCGATGTGTATGTACGCTGGGTAACTTTTTCAGGAAGTGAAGCAGACACAGCAAAACTTGGGAGCGTAACTCTGCTCGCTAGATAATGGCAGTAACAATTGGAAAACGAGAACTAACCTCTGGTAGTTTTACCGGATCGTTTGCTGGTGACGGCACTCTGCTTGTAGGAGTGACTTCTGATTCAGCTTCTTGGGCAGAGACTGCTTCATATGCAGAAATAGCCAACACACTTTTGGGTTCAATAGAAAGTGCTTCCTGGGCAGAGACTGCTTCGTATGCAGAAATAGTCACGCTGACCACCGATGAAAAAATCTACTCCAATGACCAACCAGATTACAACTTTCTGGTTTTGGAAGCTGACAACTTTGGAGTATCAGCAAACAGTGTCGTTCTAAGCTCTCGCGCAGACTTAGCATTTGTATGTAACGCCAATGCGTCCGCCGGCGGCACGTATACTTTTGAGTGGGTGGTTGATGGGCAGTTTGGAAGTGGTGTTTCGGTTATGACGCTCTTGGCTATTGATAATGGAACTCGAATAGGACAGCTACAACATGCCTCCGGCAGCATAAGTGCGCCTGGCATTTCATTTATGAATGACCCTGACACCGGCATCTATCACACTGGCACGGTGGTTGGATTGGTGTATGGAGCTGATGCAGTAGCATTTTGGAATGCCAGCGGCTTCGGTATAGCTCAGAATGAATACCTTGGGTTTGATGGTAACTTTGATACGAAGTTGTATCACAATGGCACCGATGATGAATTATTCTATGGGGCTAATGCGACTAATGATGCGTTAGTTGCGGCGGTCGTAGTGACGCAATCGGCAGCAACCGGCGACTACCCGAAGGGCACTATTTGGGCGCAATACTAACATGACCGGTAAGGTATACGACGGAAGTGCTTGGCAAACGCCGACCACTTGGAAGGTTTATGATGGAAGTACCTGGCAGACGATAAGTCATGCTTGGGTTTATGATGGTGCGGCTTGGCAAGAGTTTATCTCTCCATGTGACCAAGTAACCTATGTCATTTCAACCACCACTACATTAGTCTCTGTGGGCTCCTGCGCAGGATGCCCAAACTCCGGTCAAGCAGGAGTAAGTTGGACACCAAAGAGCACATGTACTAATGCCTACATGCAATGGTACATCTCAAAGAATGGTGGCAGTTATACACAGATTGGATCGGCGGGTGGCTGTGACATATCAGACCGATATTATAGTGGATACAATGAATCAATTTATAATGTTCTATCTACTTGTAATGCAGATTGCGATTTGAGTTGCACAGCAACAACGTATCGTGGCAAAGTAGAACTATACGCCAGTTCAGACGATACACTTTGCCAGACTGAGATAGCAGCAGTATCATCCACTCGTTATGTTTGTGGATGTGGCGACTGCGGAGGAGCGTAAATAAAATGCCAACACCAGACGGACGAGAATGGCTAAGTCCACGCAAATTAGGTTTTATCATTATGGCTCGCTTTGTAAGCACATTCAAAGGTGAACCTTGGTTTGATGGAGGAGTAGATTGGACTTTGGATTGGGATTGGACAACAGAAACTTTCACTATTACTGGTGGTCCATTTCCGTCAACCTCTATGTTAGGACAGCCTGGAATAAAGCAACAATTCATAGATATTTTGGTTGGTGCTTATCAAACAATCGGATATAACATGGAGTTCAAGATACTTCGACTAACAGAGCGGCTGAAAGACCGCATTGCAGATGGCACTTTTACTCACATTGAACAAGTAAAGACAGCATTTAGAGATATTTATACCAAGGAAGTATTAGACCAAGTAGACGAAGAAGGAAATCTGATATCATCAGGTTCAGGAGGCTAATATGGCATGCGGCGGCTGCGCAAAACGCGCAACAAAAGTCTTGAAGGCAATGGGCTACAGAGAACAAGGGAAGAACCTTGTAAGTCCGAGAGGAAAAGTTGTCCCTAACAAGGAAGTGCAAGAGCACCACGCTCGCGTCACTGCTCAAGCACTACTTGAGTTACTTAAAAAGAAGTAGGAGGTTTTATGGCAGAAAAAAGGAAGAAGCTCAGTGAAGTAGCATTTGATGCGCTCATTAATTCTCAGTTACAGCTTAATAATGCACAGCAGCAAGTAAGACTTGCTCGTAATGATCTCAATAAAATAGTTGCGTTAATTTTAGATGGGTTAGGGTTACCAATAAACACCCAGGTTAATCTCGACCCAAAAACAAAAGAACTGGTTTATTTTTTAGAGGAGCCAAAAGATGTCATTCAGCGGTTACAAGGAAAGCCGCTGGAAGTAACTAAAGAAAAATCTGATGACTAATCCATATGATCTTGGAAAAGAAATAGGCACCCTTCTCTTCGAGAAGGTTCTTACAGAACAAAAGAAGAAGCGCATTGTGGCAGTTTATGCTGGTCGCTTTCAACCATTTCATGCTGGTCACTATTCTGTATATGCAGATATGGTTCGCCGGTTCGGTAAAGACAATGTATTCATTGCTACTAGTGAAAAAATCGAACCAACAAAGTCTCCATTTTCGTTTGATGAGAAGCAATCAATCATCACAAAAATGTTTGACGTTCCCAAAGATAAAATTGTTGCTGTTAAAAGCCCGTTTGCACCTGAAGAAATCCTCAGTAAATTCGATTCCAAAACTACCGCGGTCGTAACTGCTTTCTCTGAGAAAGACGCTGGCCGCTTGGGAGCAGGAAAATATTACCGGAAATTGCCAGACAAAATTGATTCGGAAAATCTTGAAGGATATGAAGATAAGGGCTACTATTATGTTGCTCCCGTTCACAAGTTGGAGATAGGTGGTCAAAATATTAGTGGCACCGCCGTTCGTCAATTATTAGGAAATCCTAATATTGATGAGCGAACCAGAAAGTCAATTTTTAAGAGAATTTATGGAAAGTTCGATAAAGATATATTTGGACTGATAACTAAGAAAACAAGAGAGTCAGAACATGTACGAAGGAAAGTCGCAAGACATAAAGAGAAGGCGGCCCAGGAGAAAGAGGATCGCCAAAAGCAAATCAAAAAGAGCGGTAGACAGAGAATCACAAATCCGGAAACAGGACGAAACATTCTCGTCAAAACTGCCCTATCTTATGATCCGAATCACCCCGCCCACAGAGCAGCAATAGCTCTCCGACAGGAAAGTGTAAGGGAAAGAGCAGCTCAATACAACCCAATAGGTGAAAATATGATTAGCCGAGTGTTACTAATGAAAGAAGGCGGTGCCGCTGGTCACATGGCGCACCCGTTTGACGATATGAATTTGACTTTTGGAGATTTAAAGACAATTGTTGAACTTGGACTTGAGGGGCATCTCAATGTTGAGGCTCCTGTAACGGAAAAGTTAGACGGCCAAAACATTTCCGTATCGTGGAGAGATGATAAAGGTGTCATTTTTGCACGAAATTCAAGTCACTTAAAAAATAGTGGCCTGAATGCAATGGATGTGAATGGCGTGAAGAGCATGTTTGCTGGCCGCGGCTCCCTAAGTGATGCATTTTCGTCCGCGGCTGAAGATTTACAAGGTGCTATTTCAAGACTAACCGCAAAGCAAAGAAATTTCATTTTTGACAACGGTAAAAAGTTTATGTCGTTAGAAATCATCTTCCCAGCCACCCAAAACGTCATTCCTTACGGACATAATATGTTGGTATTCCACAATACCACCGAATATGATGACTCTGGAAATCCAATTGGAGTAGTTTCCGGAACAGGCCGAATTTTAGCAGGAATGATTAAGCAAATCAACCAGGACATTCAAAAGACTTTTACATTTACAGGACCAGTAGTAGTTACCTTGCCCAAATCACAAAACTTTGCTCGTCGCAAAGGATCATATTTTGGCCGAATCACAAGGTTGCAAAAGCAATTCAATCTTAGTGATAGTGACCCAGTTATGATGTGGCACCAGCGCTGGTGGGAAAATTTCATTCAGTATCAGGCTAAAAAATTCCGATACAACATGTCGAACAATGTATTTATGGGGCTTGTTCAGCGGTGGGCATTTCAAAACCTGGGAGGTTATTCTGTTCGTGATATGAGAAAAACTATCAACGATGAAAAATTTTTGCAATGGGTATTAGACTTTGATAAAACAGGAAAGCAAGCTCAATTCAAAGAGAATATCGCTCCATTTGAGAAATTGTTTTTGCAGTTGGGAGCAGAAATCTTACAAAACGCCAGTGGGTTTATATCTGCATCTCCTAATGCCGCAGCCCAGCAGCTCAAAAAAGAATTAGATTCTACTTCAAGACAACTAAACCAAACAGGAAATATTGACCAGCTTTCCAGATTTAGAGAGCAGTTAAGTAAGCTAAATTCCATTGGAATGGATAAGTTAGTTCCAACTGAAGGAATAACTTTTATGTATAGAGGAAAGATGTATAAATTGACAGGCATTTTTGCACCTCTTAATCAACTTCTTGGTATTGTTAAGTATGGAAGATAGTTATAGAAGGATGCATATGCTTACAAAGGGGTTATAATGCCAGAATATAAACCGTGGAAAGGTGACAAATTAGATGATGCTGTCAAGAGTTCACGCAAAACTACTGAGGTATCAGAGGGAATAGAAGCACTTCGTGGTATTCGTGAGAGCATGGGCAAAGTTCTTAAGAAAGATCAAGCACTCAAAATTAGCACATATACTCCTGAGAAAACAGAACGCAAAGAGGGAGAACGATGGGAGGAAGATGGGAAGTTGTGGGAAATGAAAGACGGCACCAAACAATCTGTTAGCAAACTCCAATCAGCAAAAAGACCGTGGTTCTGTCCAAAGTGCGGAAAAGTTATGAATACACGCCTTGACGACAAAATGTGGTATAAGAAGGGAACCTGCTACGATTGTGTCGTCAAAAACGAAACTCAGATGCGCCTTGACGGAACCTGGCACAAGTATCAAGCCAAAGTTTTGAGAGCCAACGCTATTGCTTGGGCCAAGGAAAAAATCGAAGAACTTGAAAGTTACAAAACTATGGTTGGGAATCCTCAGATACATTTTGCCGACGGTCGCTGGGAGGAGTGGAACATTGGTGGTGAAAAGATAGCGTCAGACCTACAAGCAGAGATTGACAGTCTCGGCAAGTATGTAGCTGAGTTGGAAGAACTTCAAGCCAAAGTAGATAAGTAATGACCGCACCAGTAGCTCCAAACTTACGGGACATAATCAAACGGGAGTATAAGCGTTGCGCTAAAGACCCCGCGTATTTCATGTGCAAGTATTGCGTCATTCAGCACCCGATACGAGGCAAAATTCATTTCAATTTGTACGACTATCAGGAAGAAACCGTCAACAACTTTGTGACTCACGATTATATAATCATCAATAAAGCGCGTCAGATCGGACTTTCTACATTGACCGCGGGCTATGCTCTATGGTTGATGATGTTCCACGACGACAAGAACATCTTGGTCATCGCTACTAAGCAGGACGTGGCAAAGAACTTGGTGACCAAAGTTCGCGTAATGCACCAAAACCTTCCTGTTTGGCTCAGAGCAAACTGCTCCGAAGACAACAAGCTGTCACTACGCTTCTCAAACGGCTCGCAGATCAAAGCAGTCGCAAGCTCACCCGATGCCGGCCGCTCAGAAGCTCTGTCACTCCTGATCATGGATGAAGCAGCACACATTGACCCAGCAACACTTGCTGACGACATTTGGACAGCAGCGTCATCCACTCTAGCAACTGGTGGTAAGGCAATCATTCTTAGCACTCCGAATGGTATGGGTAACTTTTTCCATAAGACTTGGGTAGGAGCAAACGACGAAAGCAATGGGTTCTTTCCCATCTTTCTCGATTGGCGTGTTCATCCTGACCGCGACCAAGACTGGCGTGATGAACAAACTAAGATTATGGGCGACCAAGAAGCACGTCAGGAACACGACGCCGACTTCATAGCCTCGGGCAACACCGTCATTGATGGTGACCTCATCCAGTTTTATCGTCAAACTTTTGAGAAAGAACCGCAGTGGAAACGCGGTTTCGATAATGGTATTTGGGTATGGGAGCCGGCAGATTACTCTAAGAGTTATATGGTAGTGGCCGATGTAGGCCGCGGCGACTCATCCGACAAATCAGCTTTCCATGTGATAGAGTTAGAGTCTGTAGCACAAGTATGCGAGTACCGTGGTGAAGTCGGCACAAAAGAGTTCGGTGCTATTCTAGTGGCTATTGCAACCGAATACAATGACGCTTTATTGGTAGTGGAAAATGCCAACGTAGGTTGGTCAGTTCTGCAGGAAATCATTGACAGGGGCTATCGCAATCTGTTCTACATGGAAGACGACTACAAGTTTGTTGACCCGTCTATTCCCCAGGACCGTAAGCATAAGCGCCGTGTCATCGAACGGCGCAAAGTACCTGGTTTCACTACTTCTGTTCGCACCCGACCGCTGGTCATCTCTCGTCTGGACGAATACATGCGCGACAACTCCGTAGTCATTCAGTCCAAACGCACGATGGACGAGCTAGAAGTGTTCATTTGGAACGGAAGCAAGGCCGAAGCAATGGCGGGATATAATGATGACTTGGTAATGGCTCTGGCCATTGGACTTTGGGTCAGAGATACTGCCTTGAAGTTGAGACAGAAGGGTATTGACATTACAAAGATGGCTCTTGACAAATTCACTCATAAAACTACCTACGATACCGTTTATACTCCCCAATCGCCGATTGGGCGTGATCCATATTCTATGCCGCTCGGACCAAACAAAGAGTATCCTGAGATGGAAGACATTCGTTGGTTGTTGGATTAACTATTTATTGTTGGCGGATAATGCTTTACGGAGAAATGTATGGTTAGACTCAAGAGTTTGTTGTTTGAAAGTGACTTGTCTGAAGAAGTAACATCAGGCTCCGAACCTATTAATGGCAAAAGCAAAACAAATGCCAAAAATTGGGTACACGGCAAAGTTGACAAGTATACCAAGGGATTTTTCAGTGACGAATATTGGAAGCCTATTCAGACCATATTCAAAGAGTTTGACGCACAAGGTTTGAATTGGGTTCCTACTGGTGCCAAGTATGAAGAAGAAGTCAAGACTCTTGCTGATGGCTCCCGACATTCTGTTCCTGTTAGAAAGACTTGGACATTTGAAATTAGCTTCGTCAATAATAGAGATAAAGGGGATGTATTATATGGCCGCATTGTAGCGGCTGGATCAGGGCCGATAGAAAATCCGCTTGATAGATATGATGTGACTTTGACGTTGAGCTAAAATGCCTACGAAAAAGACTCAACCTATAGAGAGTGGTGAGGGGTTTCCAAGAGAATATTTACCACAGATTCCCAAAAAGAAGATTCCAACGTTCATTAGGATTCTTCAAAAGCATGGAGTGAAAGTTACAGCGGACCAAGTTCCTGCAGATAAAATAAAGCCGCTGCAGAAGAACGCGAACAAAGAGAAGATTAAGAAGTTACAGCCGCATATATACCAATTCGCTCATGACCCGTTTATCGTGTCTGATGGTTTGTATCTGTTGGACGGACATCACAGATGGTTGATAATCAAAGGCAGTAATAAAGACGCACCAGTGCTAACCATTCATGTTCACTTGCCAATTCAACAATTGATGAAACTGGCACACAAGTTTAGTGGTTCTCACAGGCGCAACGAGGAAGATGATACGGCTTAAAGATATTCTCTTAGAGAACGAACGCCAATTTGAAGGTGGGTTTGGCACTAACATCGAGAAGGATAGTTTGGAGAACAAGAATTTTCGCAAAGTTCTCTATACTACCCATCAGATGCAATTAGTGGTCATGTCCATTGACACTGATATTGGTGAAGAGGTTCATAAAGGAATAACTCAATTTATACGAATTGAGAGCGGGGAGGGAGTTGCAATCATTGACGGCAAAAAGTATCCGCTACGCGCCGGAGATTCAATTGTAGTCCCAGGTGGGTCAAGGCATAATGTGGTCAATACCGGAGATTCTCCGTTGAAGTTGTATTCGTTATATTCTCCCCCAAAGCATCCTCGAAAAACGATACATAAAACAAAAGAAGATGCAACAGAGTAAAGGTTTTAACATTGTAGAGGTGATTTATGGCTGACAAGTCATTACGACAAAGATTGAAGCGGCTGTTCAGTACGAACGTAATCGTGCGAAATGTCGGAGGAACTAAACTTAAGGTTGCCGACACAAGCCGAATGCAGGCTTTCACTAATAGAAACCTGTATGACAGATATAGCAGAGTTCATCACGCTGGCTATGGGCAATACTCGACAGTTCGTGGTCAGTATACCCTTGCGTATCAGGGTGCCCGACTCCAGCTATTCCGTGACTATGACATCATGGATAATGACGCAATCATTGCGTCAGCACTGGATATTTACGCAGACGAAACAACCGTTCAGTCCGAGGCAGGGGAATCTCTCATTATTGAGAGTTCGGATGAAAACATTCGTGAGATTTTACACAACCTCTTCTACGACATTTTGAACGTTGAGTTCAACCTGTGGCCGTGGATTAGAAACATGTGCAAATACGGAGACTTTTATCTGTTTTTGGAAATTACTGATGATTATGGCATCATCAACGTGTTGCCACTTTCGGTTTATGACACCATTCGTGTCGAGGGCGAAAATCCTGAGAATCCGTATGAAGTTTATTTCCAAACAATGGGAACACAGATGCCAAAGGATAGGTTTGAAAACTTCGAGATAGCTCACTTTCGCCTTCTTTCCGACGCAAACTGGCTTCCGTATGGTAAGGCTATGATTGAACCTGCACGCCGAACATGGAAGCAGGTGCAACTGATGGAAGACGCGATGCTTGTGCATCGCCTTGTACGAGCACCTGATCGCCGAGTTTTTCGTGTGGACATTGGCAATCTTCCTCCACAAGAAGTTGACACTTTCATGGAGAAGTTGATTACTAAGGTGCAGAAAACGCCTCTCATTGACCCCCAAACGGGCGACTATAACCTCAAATTCAACCTCATGAACATCATTGAGGACTTCTATCTACCGGTTAGAGGTGGTGACAGCGGAGCTCAAATCGAAACTTTGAATGGATTGAGTTTCAATGCTACCGAAGATGTGGAATATTTGCGCAACAAGATGATCGGCGCCCTCAAGATTCCGCGAGCATTCCTTGGATATGAGGAACAGCTGAGTGGAAAGGCAACTTTGGCAGCTGAAGATGTACGTTTTGCGCGCACAATTGAGAGAATTCAGAGAATTGTCATCTCAGAGCTAACAAAAATTGCTATTATTCATCTTTATTCACAGGGATACACCAACGAAGATCTTGTAAACTTCTCCCTGAACCTCACAAATCCGTCAACAATCTATGAACAAGAGAAAATTGCGCTCTGGCAGGAAAAAGTTCGTCTTGCCGGAGATATACAGCAGCTAAATCTCATTGGAAGTGACTGGATTTATGACCATGTGTTTGGAATGAGCTCTGGTGAAGTTGACGACCAGCGCATTGAAGTGGTTAAAGACAAGAAACGCTTGTTTAGGCTACAATCTATTGAGCAGGGACAAGATCCCGCAGCAGCCGGCGGCACGCAAACGCCGGGAGCAGAGTCAATGGCGAGCGAACCAGGCTCTCCTGGAGCTCCTGGCGGCGGAAAGCCCGATTTGAGCGGATTGCCAACCGCAGAAGAGGGCGTTGACTTCTCTGACCTTCCAGAATTGGAAAACCCTGACCTAATCTCAGACGACCGCGCTGTAGGACGCCCGCCTGAGGGCAAAAAGTTGGGAACTGACCGACACCCGTACGGCCGCGACCCATTTGGGTCTAAAGAAAACAGAAAAGCTCTTCATCCTGATCCCGAAGGGAAAGTAAAGGTGACGCGAAAGGGACTGTCACGCGAAAGTTTGGAGTTGCGTCATTTCATGAAGCAATTGAAGGAAAGATTTCCTGTTAAAAGCAAGGATGACAGAAAAATGCTTTCTGAAGGAAACGGACAAAGAAGTTATTTGGACGAGGAAGTTCTCATTGACGAGACTGATTAGTGGGAATGTAAAATACAATAATACTTATGATTAGGTGATTAATATTACGGTAAAAAGTTTTCAATTGACCGGTACATCACGGAGTCTTATATGAAAAGCCAAAGGGTGCAGCATAGCAAGTATAAAAATACAGGCATCCTGTTTGAATTGTTAGCACGACAGGTAACAGCCGATACCTTGAATGGTAGAGAGCACTCACCAGCATTGCAAATCATTAGAGAGTATCTTCGCCCAACCACAGAGTTGGGCAAAGAGCTGGTTTTGTATCGTTCTCTAATGGAGTCTTCCAATCTTTCAGAAACTAAGGCACTTAAATTCATTGACATCGTTATTGAGCAACGCAAGAAGCTGAATACCAAGAAGCTAAATGAGCAGAAATACAATCTGATAAAGGCCATCAAAGACAAGTATCCTTTGAAGGATTTCTTGGCATCCAAGATTCCTCTATACAAAGAATATGCGTCAATCTATAAGACTTTCATGTTTGAATCTCAGCCGCAAAAATTGAATGTTACCGACGTTAATGATATAGCAACAGCTAAATTCACTATTGTTGAACATCTTACTCATAGCCTAACCAAGTCTGACAAGAAGAGTCTTCCCGAAACTATTAGGGAGCAGCAAGAAGACCTACGACTTCTTACCTATAAGATTTTGGTTGATAAGTTTAATGCTAAGTACCAAAGCCTCAATGAGCAGCAGAAGGTTCTACTTCGTGAGTATATCAATAATATTTCTAACACTAACTCTCTGAGAGAATTCATCAACTCGGAAGTTCCAAAGGTAAAGAAGGAACTTCAAAGTAGGCTATTAAGCATTGACGATAAGGTGACTCGTATCAAAGTTGCCGAAGTCATCAATCAACTTGACAATGTTAAAAAGGGAAACACCGTACGCGACGGCCAGGTTACAGCTCTGATGATCGCCTACCAGCTGGCCAAAGAGATTAAGTCTATAGTTGGGGACAAGTAATGATCCGCATCCGTGAGTATATACGGGAGTTGATTGAGCAAGAATTAGAGGAAATGACCACGACAGGTAATGCTGCCGGCTTCTACACCCCGTTTGCATTTCAAGGCGACAAAGAAGCAAATCGCCGTAAGCGACGACAGAGCGCAGCAGTATCAGGTTATAAAGTTGTAAAGAACGACGAGCAAAAGAGTAGTTTCTCTCTCGACGAGCAGTTTGAGAGAGTGGTAGCGGGGATACGCGAAACAGACGAATACGGACTGCTCTACCGCGACATTCAGAAGGCAGCAGAGTTGTTGAAGCATCAAGGCAAAGATATTGCTGCTGGCAATGTATTGAGAGCAGCTGAAAAATTCTATCGTGCAAAAGACTTGACCATGCTCAAAAGAACAAAAGAAACAGCACAGATGATATTGGGAGAGTCTCCACATATGGAATGGGTTAATGAAGCACATGCTCCTGAGTGGAAATACACCGATAATCAGGGACGCAAGCATCTTGGACATGTTCAGCATGTTTCTGACAGAGGCGGAACTGATGTGACTTACTTTTTTATTGACAAGAACACCGGCGAGTTATCACTATTGAATGGACCAAGAGTAAAGAAGCAAGCAACGACCACGGGAAAAGCAAGCGAACCTCATCCTAAATTTTGGAAGAATCGCAAAGAGAGCGTTAATGAAGTAAAGAAAGTTGATTTTAGAATACCAATTTCAGGAAGAGGATCCAGAACCAGCGGTGGTCAGTATGGAAAGACGCATATATACGGATTGCGTTGGGCCGGTGATGTTGTAGCAGGTACAGCAGAGACTATGGGAAATGACGACGATTTGTGGAATGATACAAGAGAAATTATTGCTCGTTATGGATGGCAAGTAGGCGAACCAAAATTTTTGAGCGAGAATGAAGCAGGAACGGTTTCAAGTTTGCAAAAGAATATAAAGAATAGGATGAACGAAGCAAAAATTACTGGTGGTATGAAAGTGCGAGCAAAAGGAGTATTTGCGAAAGGCTTAAAGGATGGAGTTTGGTATACACTTCGCCCAGCTGGATTTGATCGTGGAGAACCCGTATTTGCATTTGTAATTGCTGGCGGCCAAACAGTCCATAGGAATACAGAAAGTACCATTATGAGATGGTTGCGCCAAGGCGAAGCAGGCGACAACAATGGTCTTGTGAGGGAGAGTGTCAGTGAAGCAGGAGACCCATACTATCCTTGGAGAAATGATGAGTCCCTAACTCCACGCCAGAAGATTGGAAGAGCGATCTCAGAGATTAATAAGCAGTTGGGGGAGATGCACAAGGTGGTCAAGAGAAGTGCACGCCTCAAGAAAGAGATGGGCATGTCAGCAAATGATTATTGGAAACGAACTAATAATGCATTCTTAAAAATGGAACAGCGGATGCATAGAATTTCACAAAAACTTCGTGAGATGAGGGTATAAGATGGGACTAACAGTCGGACCAATTGCAATGACCATTCCTTCTGGAAGCCAGTTGAGTAATGTGGTGTCAGCAAGTGTATTTGATAAAATAGATAGAATGACGGCATTTGCTCCTAGCGCATCTGACGGTCTTGCAACATTTCAGATGACACCTACATTAGGTGTTGCAACAGCATCTTGGTATGGAATGCTAACTTCAGCTGGCGCAGCATTGACGCTCCCAGCAGCCACTGCTTCATATGATACATTACAACCAGCAGCTGGGTATCGTTTGAGCAGTTCAGTTGTAGAGTCAGGCAGCAGAGAATATTTGATCATCGGAAAACTTCCTGTTTCAGTTAAAGTATTACCGCCGCAAGAAGCGTTTCCAATAACTTTTGCTGCTCTTGGGAGTGGGAGTGTATAATGGCACTATTAACTGATTATGTACAGCTGAGATACAAAAAGGATAAAATATGTTTGACATCAAAAAATTCTTAACAGAAAACAATGTCACCACCGTAAGCAAAGTGGATAAATTTTTGTCCGAAGGCATGATGGGATGGTCACATTGGGAGGAAAGTGATAACGCTGCCGATTGGCATGATAGTCTTGAAGATATTTGGAAACGATTTGAGAAGGGGCGGGACAAAGCAAAGCTCAAGGCAGATTTTCAGAAATGGCACGAGAAAATTCTCAAAGACAAATATGGATCAAGTTGGGATCTTGACGGTCACATGGCGCTCCCGCTCATTGCCAATGATAAGTTGTATAAGCAAGTTCATGCTACATCAGGACTGAACGTCAAGCGATATTTTAGTGAAGCTATTAAGAAAATACAATCAGATTTAAAAGCAGGTTCAGATTTAAGAGCAGGCGATGATGGCGCATCTCCTGGCTGGACTAGTGGACTAAAGAGAATGATTCAACTTGCTCAGAAATGGACATAAGAGGATAATTGATGGCACTACTAACTGATTATACACCGCTAAAATATAGCCGGCAGATGATTACAGAGGCTCTCCATAAGGGCGGGCCGCTTGTGCTGAAAAATGTATTACTACAGAGAGCAAACGCAAAAAACCAAAATGGAAGAGTGTATCCTCTCCCAATTCTTATGCGAGAGGGTGAGAGGTATCAGGAGTTCATTAAGGAGCGACGAGCACTCGGCGAACTTGATCATCCCGAAAGTCCCGTCGTCAACCTTAAGAATGTCTCTCACAACGTTACCGAAATGTGGTTCAATGGTGAAGATTTGGTGGGTAACCTTGAAGTTTTATCCACTCCATCAGGCAACATTCTCAAAGAGCTGTTGAAGAATGACATTAAGCTGGGAATCTCAAGCAGAGGGCTAGGGTCAGTAAAAGAGTTGGACGAATCAACCGTTCAAGTTGAAGATGATTTTTCTCTCATTTGTTTTGACATAGTTTCAAATCCCTCCACGCAAGGTGCGTTCATTAATGAATCAGTTATTCCTGGGTCTCAGTGTGGACCATGGTGTAGAGTTGATAATTTGATCCATGAGTTTTTGACGGAGATGCGCTAATGTGGGATATTAAGAAGTTTTTAACGGAGAACAGACTAACTTTAATTGAACAAAGTCTCAACCCCTTTGAGCTTTATGACGACCACCCCAAAGCTGGTGCAGCCACAAAAAGTATCATGGCAGTTATTAAGACAGTAGCTCCTAAAGTTAAGTCTGGAAAAATGTCAGAGGAAGCAGCAGCAAAACTTGTGGCTAAGGAAGCTAGAAAGTGGTACTCTACAGGAGCAAATGATACTGCATCGCTAGAAGCTATTACGGATGTATTGGGGAAGGCAATTGGCAAGGGAATGGAATGGAGAGTGGACTCGTACTAAACTAAATGGACTAGTACTAAAATGACATTTGACTATAGAAAATTTTTGGCTGATAATAAGATCACCAACGTTTCCAGGCTTGACGAAGATATGCGTTATGGCCAATACTTTTACGATGATGTTGGGAAATTGATTAGTGGAAAAAGTATAGGAGATTGGAAAGTATCTTTCAACGGAATGTCGGGGGTATTAGAGTGGTCCAATAGAAAATATCCAAATTTATTTATTGCAGCTACTCCGTTTTGGGAAGGAAGTGAAGGAATACCAGGAGTAATATCAAACGATTTTGGGGCAGCTTATTACAAAGAATTTAATATTCCGTGGCCAAAAGACAAGGTTACTGGTGACCCCAAGAAGGATGCTCTAATATACTTGAACTTTATGAAGAAATGGTTTTCTAGGAACGCGTTGGGGTTTAAGAAAATGAACGCCATGAGAGCTAGGAGATAAATATGACAGCAGTCAGCAAAGCACAACAGCAAGCGGCGGGAATCGCATTGGCAGCTAAGAGAGCTGGCAAGAGCCCGAAGGCAGGAACTCCGTCAGCACAGATGTCAAAGATGCCTGAGAAGGAGTTGAGAAAGTTTGCCAAGACTTCTACTAAGGGACTGCCAGCAAAGAAAGAAGCTGTTGTCGCGGAAAAATCACCAAAGGGCTGGGAAAAAACGGTCAAGGGAATGAAAAAGCATAAAGACATTACCAATCCCTGGGCGTTGGCACATTGGATGAAGAAGAAAGGATACAAGTCTCATGAACAAGTTGAGAACAAACTCCGTGAATATATTCGTGAAGTTATTCGAGAAACTTTAGAAGAAAAGTATAAGGTTCGTGGAAAGCTTGGCACCGGAACCCGATTCAAAAACTTGGTCAAGTCGCTGGCAGCTCGAGAGGGAATAGAATTGACTGAAGATGATTATTGTGAGTTAGAAGAACAGAAGGTCCGTAATCCAGCAGCTTTGGCAGCATGGATCGGCCGTAAGAAATACGGGAAGCAAAAGTATCAGAAGATGGCAGCTAAAGGTAAGAAAGAGAGTGTTAAGGATTACGGCGCCAGAGTTAAAGAAACGGGCACGCCAGAAGGAGCAAAAAAGGGGTGGCAAAGCAGACTTAAAAGAGTCGCTCGTAAAGCATTTGATTATGAAGGTGAAACTGGTAGTACTGGTGAATTTCTAAGAAATTATGCGCGCGCACTTGTCCGCTCACCATATGATGTTGCAAAAGGAATAGGTAGAATGAGAAAGGGCAAACAATTTATTGATCCTTATAATCCAAAGGAAGGAATTAACGAAGATGCTTTAAAAGACCTTATGTTTGGAGGAATGAAGACGTGGTGGAAATTTGATCCAGAAGACGTGATGCGTTTTATTTATTGGACAAAGCGCCAAGTCCCACCAGCAAATGATGCAAAAAGAAAAGAAGCCTGGAAAGCACTCATTCCTCAACTGCAAAAAAAGCATCCCGCACCAGCAAACGTTTACAAAAAGTTGATGGGAGAAGTTGCAAAATTGCAAGAGAAGTGGGGCAAGGCAGAGGGGGTTGAAGAAGGTTATCCAAAAAAGCACAAGGGCCGAAGAAAGATTGGTTCAAGAAAAAGAAGGGCGATAAAAAAGCGCCGTCTTGCGCGTAAACAAGGGAGATAAGATATGCCGCAGAATCCGATGATGGGAAAGGGCCCACTTCGTCACTCCAACAAGGTGAGAACCGCACACGATTCGGTCGCATCTAACGATGTTGACGATTTTGATCGTGGAGGCTACCCTGGGAAGCGTCATATTGATGTGGAAGCAAATCCCGTCAAAGTGATTGCTGAATTTTCCAGATTAGGAGAAGCACTTCGTCGCACCGGTACATTCAGAGAAGTAGCAGAACAAATTGCACGCATCTCTGAGATGGCCGAAAACACGGTCATGCAGGAAGCCGGCGATTGGTTTGACGCACAGACAATCAAGCGCAACATGAAAGAGCTAGGTAGCTACTCCAAGGACTTCGGCAAGCTGGCCGAAGAGATGGACGCGATGCAGCAACGCGCAACTGCTCTCTACGACGACATGGGCAACGTGCTCTCCCGCTACTTCGAGCTCGCTGGCCCAGCAGCTGAAGAAGCTGAGGAAGCGCCGTTCGGCGGCAAGAAGGCCCCGAAGTTCGACGGTCCTGGCGGCAACCCCGCTGACGACCGCGGTCGCTCAGCTTGGGACGCACGCAGCAGCATTGACGCCAACGACGCCGACTTCGGTGGCAAGCAGGCACCCGCCTTCGACGGCCCCGGTGGCAACCCAGCAGACGACGCCGGACGCAAGGCGTGGGACGTGCGCGACGGCGAAGAGGACGACAGTGACGACGAACTGGAAGAAGGTGGACCTGGTAGTGGCCGCCGAGACAACGGGTTTAAGAAACGATATGGAGTGGATAAAACTACTGTAGCTAAGAGAAAGCTTGACCCGAAAAGTAGAGGTCGCATTCCAGGAGGAATGACCAAGAGTGCTGCTAGGTCGCACTTGCGCAGAGCCGGAGAAAATGTTGGTGCCAACGAATCAGCAGTCGCGCCCAACTCCTACAACGCTCGCCGTGCATTGAGACTTCCGCGAGCACAGCAAAGAATTCAAGGCGGATTCACTCGTGACCAGGCAAAAGACATTCTTCGCAAGGAAGGAGCTAAGACCGTATCGGAGGCAAAGAAATGTCTCTACAAAGAAATTATGAGATTGGCAGAATCAAATCAACTGACGGAAGCTCAAACTAAAGTTGTCAATGTTGATACTTTTTTGAGTATACTGAAGAATAAAAAGTTCCGTATTGGATTTGGTAGTCACAGCTATTCTACAAATGATCCGCCGTCATTTACAGATGCCAAAATAACCAAAGGAAAAATCATACAACTTAAAAAAGATCCTCAAGGTTTGTATGACCACCCAAGGGGAACATGGGAATATTTAGGAAATAATAAAATCAGAATGGTCTTAGAAGGAGAAATCAATTTTCCTAAAGACGGCAGAAAGAAAATGCTAAGAGAAGCTGACCCTTTCGTAAAGAGGCCGAGCTGAGGAAAATAGTTCAGACTCGTTCGGCCGGAAAAGTGGATGGACGTAAGCTAGATTTGTTCACGGCTGGGGCGATACTAGCGGTTTTGGATGGATTGAAAAACCCATATAACAGAGAAAAGTATCTTAGGATGCCTGTTCAACAAATGGCAACGGTTGCCTTCAAATTGGTACATTAATGAATGTAAAGAAAAAAGTCAACGGAGCAATAAACGGAACTTTGGATAAAGTTTACAAACTGATTGACAAGGCTCCGACAACAAATTTGCGTATCATCGTCACTCTTTTACTTGTCATCGGCACCGCTATAAGATATTGGGCTGCGGGCGGCGGCCCGACCGCATGGTCTCCTGATTGGGATTGGTTGATGTTCTTGGCAGCAATGTCAGGGCTAGATGTTGTCCAGCACTGGGCAAAACGCAAAACAGCATGGAGTCCAACAGAGCAAGCTAATGCAGCCGTCATCCGTAACGGCCACGAAGAAGTAGAATCAACAATTAGTGCGGGAGAAGAGGAGGTCGGTTAATGTTAGAATTACTTCAAGTAGCGCCAATTCAAGGGGTTGAAATTCCCGTTTGGATAGCTTCCATGTCAGCATCAGCACTCATGCTTCTCAAAGGAGCATTGTGGGTGAGGGGAGCAAAAAACGGAAGCAACGGAAGCAGTAGAATAGCTGCAGAAGCTCAAGGTGAGTTCAGAGGAACCGTTAAAACTCTTATTTCTAATCAGTTTGAATTGCTGCAGCAGATGCATGAGTCAATGGAAGCTGATAGAAAGATGTGGAGTCCAACAATTCAAGAGTTGCTGCAAAATCAGAAAAAAACTGCAGAAATGTTGATGGTGCATGATAAGCAAGAGCGCAAGGTTTGGCAGCAAATGATTAAAGAGATTCAGGTGTTTCAAAAGGATTCTCAAGCGGCATGGGTTGTTTGTCACGATAAATTGGATAAACTAACAGATAATAAGTAAAGGAAAGGTCATATGTATATTGAGGTAAAAGGTTCCGATGATGCAGCATTTCAACGAGCGGTGTCTGAATTCAAGCGCCGCGTCAAGAAGGCAGGCATATTTGAAGACCTTAAAAAGCATGAGTATCATGTTAAGCCGTCGCTTCGTAAGAAATTGAAACGGCTTGACGCACTAAAAAGAAAACGGAGAGAAGAGAATGAGGCCATACGAAGAGCAAAAAATCCGCGAAATGATCCGCGAGGAAGTGAAACGGGTTCTTAGAGAAGGCGGAATTACACTTAAAGAAGGCCGTGGAAAAAAGGGAAGCAGAGTTCGCACTCCTCATGGAACAGGAGTTATCCTGAATACTAATGGTGAGCAAGCTCGCGTCCAATTGGACAGCGGAGCAGTCATAAAAGTTCATAGGGACAGAGCAACTGTCATTGGATAAGGTTAACTACCTCCTTTTCTTGTGGTTGCGACTGCTTTTTGATAAAAATTGAATGTTTTCACTTGATCCACACTATTTATGCGTAGTAAATACATCTTATGTAAGATGTTATGCTTAGCATTTTTACAACAACACTATATTAGGGACTTCTCAATAGTCTCTTAACCCTTTGAGGAAAGATATGGCAAAGAGAAAGAGCACAAATCCTCTTTTGCGTGAAGCTATTGCTGACGCCAAGGCAGTCCGTGAGACTGCTCTCGCTAATGCAAAGGCTGCGCTGGAAGAGGCATTCACGCCGCATCTGACTTCCATGCTTTCGGCACGCCTCCGCGAAGAGGATGATTATGGCGAAGTGGAAGAAATAAATGACCCAGTTCCAGCAGCTGATGGTCATGGTTCAGATGAAGGTGGAGAGACTGACGTAGACGCAGTAGAGAAGTCTTCGTTTACAGAAGCAGCAGTTGATGTAGACGCTGGAGTTCAGGACGATTCTAAACTTGATTCGTCAGACATTGCAACTGGTCCTCAGAACAAATTCGGCGACACGCCATCTAAGGAGCCAGCAGCAAGCACCAAGTCCAGTTCAGACATTGATAACGAGGATAAGCTCGGAATGAATGAAGCTGACGAGTTTGGATTTGATGATGAAGAAGATGGTGAGGAAGATGTTCTGTCCGCCGCTGATGAATTTCCTGGCGACGACGACGCAGTAGACCTAGGCGACGAAGAAGAGCCAGTAGATCTCGAAGGTGAAGGTGATATGGATTTTGGTGGTGATGAAGAAGAAGATGACCTTGACCTGGAAGCAATAATTCGTGAGCTTGAAGCTGATATGGTTGACGACGAGGAAGGTGAAGAATTCGAAGCACCTGTCGGCGAAGCAGAAGACGAATTTGGTATTGAAGATGATGACGAAGAGGTGGTAGGCGAAGCCGATCTTCCTTCAGCCGCTGACGGACACGGAAGCGATGAAGGTGGTGAGACTGATGCAGACGCCATCGAAAAGTCAACCTTCACACAGGGAACGGAATCCCAGACGGGTCCAATCTCTGAGCAGGAAGAGGACGACGATGAAGTCGATCTCGAAGAAATCCTCCGCGAAATCGAAGATGAAGAGAACGCAGAAGAACTCGAAACTGAGAATGCGGGGCTAAAGTCGGAGCTGAAAGAGTACCGGGACGCTGTAAGATTCCTGCGTAGTAAGCTCAATGAGGTTAATCTCCTCAATGCAAAACTGCTCTATACAAACAAGTTGTTCAAGAACTACAATATGGATGGCCGTCAAAAGCTTCGTGTTGTAGAGAACTTCGATAGAGCAACAACTGTCCGCGAAGCGAAGCTTGTTTTCGCAACGCTCGCGGAAGCCTTCAAGGGTAAGCCCGTAACGCGCAAGCGTTCAATTACCGAAGGCCTAGCTTCCAAGAGAACTGGTAGCACCAAGCCAACGCGACCGGTTGACGAGTCTTCTAGCGAAGATACTCCAACCATTCTTGCAGAAGGCACGCAACTGGCAGCTCGTTTGAAGAAGCTAGCAGGAATCAGATAAGCAACCATTAACTTAACAAACGGAGAAAACACAAATGAGTGGTATTAATCTTCAAAAGTTGATGGCTGACGCAAGAACGCCTCAGGCGGCGCTCTTGGCACAGACCCGTGGCTTGGTACGCAAGTGGGAACCAACCGGACTCCTAGAGGGTCTGGATCGCGAATCTTCGCGTCACGGCATGGCCGTTCTCCTAGAGAACCAGGCCCGTCAGCTCATTGACGAAAGCACGACCACTAACCCATCAACCGCTGGTGTCGCAATTGGCACCGCTGGTTCTGGTGAGCAGTGGGCGGGCGTGGCACTTCCGTTGGTGCGTAAGGTCTTTGGTGAGATCGCCGCAAAGGAATTCGTCAGCATTCAGCCGATGAACCTTCCTTCTGGACTGATCTTCTTCATGGACTTCAAGTACGGCACCGACAAGCCTCCACGCAATGTTGGTGACTCAGTATTCGGTGCATCCGAACTGGGTTCATCGCAGCGTGACCAAGTTTTCGCAACCGCATCAGTCGTCCCAGCAGGCGGCCTATACGGCGACGGAAAGTGGGGTTATTCTATCAATGACCAAGAGCTTTTGGTTCTTGGAATAGCTGGTTCCGGTTCTCTAGCAGCAACTGGTTCAGCACCTTTTGGTGGCTACCTAACTTCAGGAACGGTCAATTTCAACGAAACCATTACTGGTCTTTCCGGATGGACTAACACCTACGGAGTTTATCAGGTTTCGATGAGCGCTCTAACGCGCCCAGACCTCGAAGGCATTCGTGCTTTCGTTCCTGGAACTGGTTCTGTTGCAGCAGGAACATTCGTAGAACTCACTGGCTACTTGCCTGAGTATACGCATGTCAGCTCTTCTGGTGGAGTTGACTGGCTGTCATTCGTCGCTCTTCGTGGCTCTCAACTACTTTCGAGCGTCGTTTATCACCGTCAGCCAACCGACTCAACTCGTGGCGACTTCGAGGACTCTCGTTCCGAAATCGTTGATGCAACCGCAACTGCACAGGCCTCTCTCGGTATTCCTGAGATTGACCTTGAGTTGAAGAGCATTCCAATCGTAGCAAAGACCCGTAAGTTGAAGGCTGTTTGGACGCCTGAGCTTGCACAGGATCTTAACGCTTACCACAGCATTGACGCTGAGGCTGAGCTAACGGCAATGTTGAGTGAGTATATCTCGCTTGAGATTGACCTTGAGATTCTGGACATGCTTATCATCAACGCCCAGACGACCGATTATTGGTCAACGCAGATTGGACGTGTTTGGAGCTCAGTCGCGGCCAACTTCGTTGACGATCCAAACCTTGCAGGACAGGCTTGGACGAACCAGACTTGGTTTGAGACTTTTGGACAGAAGCTCCAGAAGGTCAGCAACAAGATTCACCAGCTCACCCTTCGTGGTGGTGCTAACTTTGTCGTCTGCTCACCTGACGTAGCAACGATTCTTGAGACCATCCCTGGTTTCACCGTTGAGACTGACGGCGACAAGATGAAGTTTGCAGCTGGCGTAACTCAAATCGGTGCGTTCCAAAACAGATACACCGTCTACAAGAACCCTTACATGCTGACGAACGTCGTGCTGTTGGGTTACAAGGGAGCTAACTTCCTTGAGACCGGTGCTGTTTACGCTCCATATGTTCCACTGGTCATGACGCCATTAGTGTACGATCCTGACAACTTCACGCCAAGACGTGGTGTTCTCACTCGTTACGCTAAGAAGATCGTCCGACCTGAATTCTACGGTAAGATTATCGTTGAAGGTCTAACCCGACTATAATCTGAAGTAAATTCAATCTAACTTGGGGAGTTCTTTGAGCTCCCCATTTTAGTGCCTTTCTGATATTCATACATACTACTTATATATAAAGGGGGTCATTACAAATATAGAAAGGATATAAATGTATATTTACGAAGTCCGTAACAAGGTTGATGGAAAGCACTACATCGGTCAAACATCAAAGGAAGACCCAAAGAAACGATGGAATGAGCATCGCTGCTATCTAAGAAAAGGCAAGCACAGGAATAAACACCTTCAACACGCTTGGAACAAGCATGGAGAACAAAACTTTGAGTTCAATATATTGAAGGAATACTCCTCTCTCAGTAAATTGAACAAAGCTGAGAGAAAGATTGTCAAAGAAAGGGGTGACTATAATATTGAACCGGGCGGAGGAGTATATCCCATATCACAAGAGACTCGCATTAAAATTTCCAGAGCCAAACGGAAAAAGCCGTACCCGAAAGTAGTAGGGCCAGATGGAAAGCTGCATAAAATCGAACCTCCGCTAGAAGAGTTTTGTAGAAAACATGGAGTATGGTCGTCAAGTTTTAGAGCAATGCTAGCGGGCCGAATCAATTATGCTAATGGATGGCACCTTCCTCATATTAAGATAGACATGAGCGAAGCAAAGTCATTAGCTCAAACAAGAACCTGGAAATCAAATATGGTTATCGGACCAGACGGGAAAGAATATAAGGTTACGAATCGCAGAAAGTTTATTAGAGATCACAATCTTAATGTTCGTCACTTTACAAAAGTTCTTCAAGGAAAATATCAGCAACACAAAGGTTGGCATCTCAAGTAATTAATGGTGGATTTAACATTGTGCTTTACTTATAGAATTCACTACTTATAGCCAGAGATTTATTTTATCTTGAGGAAACCTACATGACATTTCTATCGGGATCATTTGTTCGCACGATTGTATTGACCGAAGGAACCGCAGTATATTCAGCCTCTGCTGGTTCTACAGGACTCTACATCCAATGTGTTGGTGGCGGTGGTGGTGGTGGCAACAGCAACGCAACCAAACCATCGGCTGGTGGGGGTGGGGGTGGTGGAGCCTACACCGAATTTTTCTATGATATAACGGAAACAGGTGACAGCTTAGCGTATGCGGTCAACGTTGGAGCAGGTGGTGCTGCAGGAGCAGCTGGAGGGATCACCTGGATCTCCGCATCGTCTGATGCACTGATTTGCGCAGCAAGTGGAGGAGCAGCAGGAGGCACGGCACCAGCGGCCGGCGCAGCAGCCGGCGGAGCCGGTGGCACGGTCACAGGCGTAGCTGGTGAGGTCTCTGGCACGCTCGTCATCCCTGGTGGTCCTGGATCGGCTGGTTTTGTTGCAGAGTGGGGTGCACCACAGCGCAACACGATCAGACGCGGCGGCTTCACGCAAATCGCCGGACGCGGCGGTTCGTCAGCAGGATCGGTCGGTGGCACCTACGGCGCCGGCGGAACCGGCGGCGTTAATGGCTACAATGGTGGAGCAGGAAATGCTGGTTTCCTTCGCATTGCTGAATATTCCAGTGGTAGCGTATAACCTATCTTGAGATAGACAAGTAGAGGGAGTCCCACAGGGCTCCCTTTCTTGTGCTTTCTACTTTCTTATTATCACTCAACTACTTATAAAGTAGTGGAATACTATGCGCGGGAGACTTTAATGCGCCCAAATAAAGCTACACCCGAAGATAAGAGAGAGGGGATAGTTTACAGATACCCGGTGACAGCAAAGGCTGATATGGTCGTTAGAAAATCAGGAGATTGGTATGCCAATGGGGTAATGGATAAAAATGGTAAATGGGTTCCTCACACTAACATGACTCACAATAATTTGCGTGACGCCCTTCATTGGGCCGATTGGCAAATGAACAAAATGAGGGTCAAGTAGAATGTCTCAGCAAATTTTATGGCCTGGCTCAGGGTCAACCCCTGTAGGGAAGACGCCGTTCGCTCTTTATGATAGTGACGCGGATTTTGTAGCGACCGCACCAAAGGTTGCAGATTGGTGCGCTCGCCGATTGGGCTATCCTACGATGGATGTAGAGATGTATGATGCTCAATTCTATTCCTGTTTTGAGGAAGCAATTACAGAATACGGTCACCAAGTCAATCAGTTCAACATTCGTGAGAACATCTTCAATCTACAAGGCCGTTCCAAAGATACTAACCTTACTGGTGTCAACATTGAGACAACTGCACTACCATTCTTGACCGTGTTGGCCGAAGACTACGGCACAGAGGTCGGAGCTGGTGGAAAAATTGATTGGAAGACTGGCTACATTGACATTGAGGAAGGAACGCAGGTGTATGACTTGCAGGAGCTCTTCGGCGACGTGTCTGAGAGCGGCAACCGCATTGAAGTCCGACGCATCTTCCATCACCGCACTCCCGCCGTCAACCGCTCCTACTACTTCGGAGACTACTATGGAGCCAATGGCTTCCTAGCTTCATTTGGCTGGGGAGCAGGCTCTGGGTTCGGAGTGGGAGGATTTCCAGGTGGCTATGGTGGCTATGGAACCTTTGGATATCCTGGCTATTCGTATGTTCTATATCCTGTGTTTGACACGGTGCTGAGAACGCAAGCGGTACAATTTGGAGATACTGTATTCAAGAGTGCATACTCGTTTGAAATTGTCAATAACAAGTTGCGGCTGTTTCCAAGACCCACCACAAACTTTCTCCTGTGGTTTGAGTATACAGTTCGTGAGGAACGATTGGGCGGTGTTGATGATGGAGCAAGTTTTACAACTGATGTAATCTCAGATTATCACAATGTTCCATATGACAATGTGGTATATAAGGATGTAAATGATGTTGGAAAGAGATGGATTTGGGAATACACATTAGCATGTTCTAAAGAAATCCTGGGGCATATTCGTTCCAAATATCAAACCGTTCCAATTCCGAACGCCGAAGTCACGCTTGATGGCCCTGCTTTGTTGGATGAAGCAAAGGCAGAAAAAGACAGACTATTGACGCAATTGCGCGAGACCTTGGATGAATCAGGAACAGCAAAACAAATGGATAAGCAACGAAATAATGCTCAGGCGATGAAGGAAATCTTCGCTAAAGTTCCGTTGTTTATTTATAGGGGATAAACATGAAACTAAATGAGTTGAAGGAAATAGTTCGTGGCGAAATCAATGAAGCTCTTACCAGAAAAGACTTCATTATGATGGCCCGCGAGATTCGCAAGGCAGCTCCACAACATCACGATGTTCTGACTCGCTTTGCTATCGTTCTTGGCAAGAATCAGAATCCACGGTTTGATGCACAGAGATTTAGGGACGCTGTAGAAACCGGCAAGGGGCTCTAATGCCCAAATATCTAACCGACAGAGATGTAACATTCTTTCGTTCCATCAACCGTGAGTTGGTGGATGAAGTGATTGAAACTCTCGTCATTTTGTATAAATTGAGTGTGACTGAATCGCCGTCAAATATATACGGAGAAGCACCCTCTAAGAAACATCATGTGGGCGTTCAAATTCCTTGCCTCATCAAGCGTCAGGACAAAAGTCCTACTACTGACGGACATATTATTGACTTCAATCAAACTGCTGTATTCTCATTCCTGAGAGAAACATTGGAAACAAAAGGCGTTTATCCCGAGGTCGGCGATATAATTGAATACGATAGCACGTATTGGGAAATCAACAACGCAGCAGAGAACCAGTTACTTGGAGATAGGCCTACATTGAACTGGGCAATAATCTGTACCTGTCACATGACAAGAAGATCAGCATTGCAGTTGGAAGAAAGACAACAACCTCCGTCTAATCCTATTACGGAGCGAGACTAGTGGAGTAAAGTATGACAGACAATATTGTATTGAATCCTGGTTTTGG